CCTACAACCTTGCGACCTTTTGAAAAGTCACCCTTTAATGATATAACCATATCATGTAAATATTGTATATTATCCTCAAATATATGTATAGTGGCATTTTGAAATTGTTTTAAATTTAATAGCGGCTTAATGGCTGCTATCTTTAATTCTGCCCCGCCTCTTTGGTCGCTCTCGCCTTGTCTATGAATAAACAAGTCAGGCATAATATTATGTTTTTTTAAAAATTCATAGTTGTGGTCGTTATAAGTACACGCCCTAGCAGTTGCAAAAATTACATAAGTATCCGCACGTTCTAAATCTACCCGCAGCCATTTATATAAATCGAGAAAAGTGTCATTATCTAAAACATTTTTTCTAGTGTCATTTTTTCGCCAGTGTGCAAGGTCGATACGCCCACGCGCATTTATTCTATACCTATGTAATGAATTTATAAGTGTTCCATCCAGATCATATATTTTAATTTTCTTTATCATAATAAGCCCTTAAAAGTTGTTATATATTCCAAATACATTAACAAACAAAAAGAAAGTTTGCAAGGCTAAAAGCCCATTTAATTTATTGTGTTTAAAAAAGGTTATTAATAACAGGCATGATATAAAGCCTAATATAAAACCGATTTTTAAGATACCAATAGATAACAGTGAAAACCCAATACCCGCCAGTAGTACGCCTATATATTCCAGCCATTTCATTTTTTAACCCGTTTTTTATTTGAAAGGCATGTATAATCCTTCCCTATTTTAGTAATATAACAACCGCATTTTATAGAACTATTTATACTAGCTAAATTCCAGTTACTAGCGTATGTCTCAAAATGCGCGCCAAATGATAACCCGATTTTCATAGTCTGTTTAGTAAGTTTAACGCCTAACCCTAAACCCTGATATTTTTCATATACTGCGCGTCTACATATATTAATAGCATTATTTTCTATATACCATAAAACGAAGCCCGCAATTTTGCCCTTCACTTTTGTTGTTACAATTCCAGCCGTTTCTATTTCATATTCATTAAGAAACTCAGCTATATTTTCGCCTTTGCTGTAATAATCCACGCCACCAAAACCTTCACTATTACATAGCGCGATTGTGTCCAAAAATTTTGTGCTTTTCATAATCCTATACCCCTTTTTTTCCTTGCGGATATTTTAACATTATTTTATAACGAGATGCAAACTTAATATTTTGGCACGTTTTTTGCCCACCAAGAATCGTGCCAATTCTCCATTAGTTTATAACGATATACTAACTTACTAATATTAGAATATAACTGTATTCTAATATACTCCAGACCTATATTAGTATATTAGTATATTATAATATTCTAATATTCGCGTCGGTGCAAACTTCGTGCCAACTAATTTGTCAATATCTCTTAATGGGTATTGACAAGTAGGGGATGGGTGTGATATAATCGGCGCAAATTAGCATATGCTAATATTCTAATATTCGACCTGAAAATAAGTGTTGACAGCATGGATTTTTTGTGTTATAATTAGAGTAGCGTCTTACCGGATCGGCGCAAATTAGTATATTATAATATTCTAATATACCCGAAATTAAAAAAACCCACTTTCGCGGGTTTTACCTTTTAAAGTTTTTCGCAAGTAACCGTCGCGCAATAATTCCGCATCGAATTAATATGCATTTTTTTGTGAATCCGAAAACCGACAGACGACGTGCGTTTGATTTCAAGCAAATTCACAATTTCGCCCGCAGAATCGCGACCAGTGATCAAAACCCGTTTCGTGTCTTTAGTATGCATTTTTTGAATCTCCCGTTTAAGTTGTAATAATTATAGCGCATGGCAAGCATTTGTATATATCTCTTTGTGGGTATTGACAGAAAGTATTTGTGAGGTGTATAATCGGCGCATATTAGCATATGCTAATATTCTAATGAACCTGGGGTAGAGCATATTAGTATATTATAATATGCTTATATCGCGAAAGGCGCAATATTAGAATATTAGAATATTCTAATATACCCGAAATTAAAAAACCCTACATTTCGTAGGGCTAAAACGGGAGGGTTTTATAAGGTTATTAAAATTGATTAGATAAACAAATTAAATAAGTGATAATGGCAAAGGCTGAACCCGTTAGTAATGCTGATAGTAAATGTAAGTATTTCATTTTTCCTCCATCAAAACCATAGGAATAACAAAACACATGGTAACACACACAAAAAGTACGGTTAATCTATCCATGCCGTATAGGTTAGCTTGAAAGCTCAACAGCGTATAGATAAGAGCGTTTAGTGTAATTAAATTAAGCATTTTTTATAACCCCGCTAAGTGAGCAAATGAAGAAAGGCCAAACCATAAAGGAACGCCGACTAAAATAATAAGAATAAATAATTTGTTTAACATTTTGTATCTCCCGTTTCAATGTAGTAATTATAGCAAATTAGCCCCCAGTGTCAACACCTATCCGACGAACGGTATATTAGTATATTAGCATTTGCTTATATAGGGTACGGCGCAATATTAGCATATTCTAATATACCCATATTCTAATATACCAAGCATATTAGAATAGTCTAATATAATAATATTCTAATGAAGATCTATATTAGAATATAATAATATAATCATATGCTGTTGGCACGATTCTTGATGCGAATCGTTCTCATTCACAAACCGTGCCAAGTTTTTATCAATCCTAAGCTCTTGTCAGCCTGTCTCAGCCCACTTGGAGTACCCTTTATGATTGCCTATGTTAGGGTGAGTTCGTGGCACACAAAGATAGCCTTATAAATCAATGACTTAGCATCTGTTGGCACGCATCTTGCTTGTCTAGTAGTATATTATAATATTCTAATGTGGCATGCGTCTTGCATAGGTGGCATGCAATCCTCGTGCCAAGTTTATTTGTCAATACCCATATATAGGTATTGACAAGTAGGGGGTTGGTATGGTAAAATTGGCGCAAGCATATTATAATATTCTAATATGCTAATATAGATGTGGTCAATAATTGACCATAAATAAATGGTTTATTTTCACTGAGGTGGTAGACAAATGGGGATCAGCTGCTATAATTAATATAGAAATTAACAAACGGGAGAAGTAAAATGTTAGAGTTACAAAATGGTGCGAAAGTTTTCGAAGCAATGAAGGGCAAAGTATTAGCCAAGTTCAACGGTCAGTATGTTGTTTGGTCTTATTCAATCTTTGAAGGTGATACCAAAGCCAGCTGCTATTGGGGTCATTATTTCAATCAAGATTTGACCGCTGCCTCTGAATATTTTGACGAAGTTACGAAGTAATCAACAGCCCCTTCGGGGGCAAGGATTTTTGAAGATGAAAAATAAAACTGCATCACGTCACCATAACCGAGATATGAATAGCGACACGTATAAGCTGCGCCGTATTGTGATGGGCTTCATCTATGAAGCTAAGAAGCTGGCAGAGTTGCCGCGCATTGATGTGAGAATTACCGATTGCATTCAAGCGGGAGTTCTCGGAACAGCTAGAATTCGTGATTGCATTATCTGGATTCCAGCGACCACGTTGACAATGAAAGCTGATGCCATTCGTCACGTTGTATTCCATGAGATATGTCACGCAGCCTTCGGAACCGAGCATGATAATAATTGCCCTCTTATGAGTGTGGTTATTCGTGACACGAATATATCAGAACAGAATTTTGCATTCAAAAACCATGCCAACAATGCATTTATTTAGGGGTTGACAATAAAAGGAGACTATGGTAGGGGGCGGTTATTAGACTCAGTCTAACCCTCCCTCTCTACACCCCTCCGCACGTACGGTATCCAAAGAAACTGAGTTTCGCTACAAGGTGCCTATCAGGAGTCGTAGTTAATTGGCGGATTATATACATTAAATTCTTTTAATTTCCCACAATCACAACACCTATAGAATCTATAACCATACATAAGTTGATAACTACTAGTCCAATTTAAATGCAAGCAGAAGAATCGTTTAATTTTAAACATTTTGTCTTAAACCTCCCAAGTTCAACAAGTGCATCATCAACCGCGAGACTGATTGTCTTACCTACACCTGTTACTTTATATGCTTCAGCACTTTCAGTATCACACGCTTCCGCAGTAAATCCCCCTTTCATACTATATATTTCAAATCTCATTGTTTTACCATATCCTTATGACTATCGCGACCAAACATTAAACTAATATAGTCATCAGGAGGATTTTCTAATTTAGTTTCAACTGGTATATACTTATGTTTATTAAACCATTGTAACCACAAATATAATTGATTCTCGGCATCTTCCCCGCGCCCTAATACAGCAACGCAAGCATGTTTATGATATGCGTCATCAGGTACCCAAACTTCTTCTGGGTAGTCCGGATAAGACTCATTCAGTAAAATGCCTACGCATTCACGACCGAATCCACACTCACCTTCTAATGTTAATACTACGTTATGGTCTGCTGCATACTTGTGCATCCATTCTATTTTCTTACTATGATTCATCACTTAATTCCTTTAATAAATTATTAATATTAGCTAAAGTAGACTCTAAAGATTCACGATCAGTATTAGATAATAAAGCACTCCAAGTATAGTGATCCGCTTTAATTTTAAGTATATCTACTTTAGCTACAGTTAATAATACTATTTCTTTAATGTGTTCCATTATTTAATCCTCTTCAATCTTTTCCACCAAGGCAATTTATTATGTAATTTAATTTTCTTTTGTAATAGAGTAACCTCTTTAGTTTCCCAGCCCAGTCTATTTTCTAAGTTTTTAATAACTTCATTTCTCACGTATGGAAGATGTATAACAGATTCTATATAACTAGAAGCATTCTTATACCTATTATAGTATTGTGATTTAATAAAAGGTTTAATAAATTCTAATAATTTATATTCATTATCTAATGTAATTTTTTCTTTGAATTGTAAATCAATCTCCCTAAACTCAATGCGTGAAGTTAATTTCTCTATTGCAATTACACTGTGCTTTATTTTTGGATCCATTATTTTATCCTTGTCTTCTTATTTGGAGCAGACTCAACATCACCCTCATATGGGTTCTTAGGTGTTTCAACGCCCCACTTATCGCGTAATTCTTTTAATTCTATATCAAATTGCATTTTATCAAGTTTATACTTATGTATCTTAGGCAGATCCTCAATATCCATCCATCTACCATCAATTTCCTGCTTAATGTCCACTGCCTTCTTAGCACCATAACAATTACAAACATCAAACTCAATATAGTCATTATTATGTTGTGAACCATCTGAATCTCTCTTCGAAGGTTCTGCACAATATATACAATATTTTTTATTACCTATTATTCTTATTTTAGTTCTTACCATTTTAACCTACCCTTAATCTCTTGACTTTGAGCAAGTTTACAATCTTTTTTAAACTTATCATATTCTTTGTTTGATATAATCCCATCTTTCATAATGCCTTTAATACTAACTGTCTTGCAATTATGTGTTGAGTCATGTTCTAAAAGTATATATTCAGCATTAATAATTTCTGCCTTACTAAACTTTACTTGAAAGTCATTATAACTCTTCCCTACCTTGTATATAAATAATGCTATAATAATTACTATCACTGTTAGTATTATATTTTCACGTTTCATAATTCCCTTACCTTATCAAATGCTTTTAATAATGGGATACTAATATTACCATCACAAGCTAAACTTGCAGAAGCACCATTAATTCTTGTGGCTCTCCAGCAACTTAATGTATCATTAATACAATCTTTATAAGTTAATAACTTATCTAGTTTTTTCATTTCATCTTGACTCATATAACTCATTTTACTACCACCCTTCCATTTGTTAATGTAGTTTCTTTCTCAGTTGTAGGATTATATTCTTTCCACGTTTTATCCCAAGGTCCTCTAAAACTAATAGCCCAAGTCGTTTCCAACGCATATACTTTGTGGAAGCAGTCCTTTTTAGTTATTTTTGGTTTTAGAGAAGGTTTCCAATTTATTATTCTCCCATCCGTGTGATGTTCATCTACTTCGCCCTTAAGGAACCATGTTAATGCGTGAAACGCATGATTATGGTAACACTCTCTCGAACCCTTCCCAAATCGTAATAGTACTATAGAGAATAATGGTTTAATCTCTACTAGCCAATAACCTACTACGTTTGACTTATCCCCACCATCTGTTCCTTTACTTAGTATTTTCATAATCCCTCAACTAACTCCCACTCTATTTCAAAATCTGATAAGAATATAATTGCATTTTCCCATTTTGTACTTTTTGATATTACCTTACTAAAGGTAAATAATATTCTACGTTGTCCTTCAGTATCTACTTTATATTTTACAACACCTGTAATATTTTTTGGCTTCACAATATATCCAGCAGCCATTTGTCTACATGCCCATTTCCAGCTACCTTTTAATCCTAAGAATTGTTTAAGCATTTAATCTCTCCACAATTTCATCATAGTGTTTAGTTACAAAATCTTCAATATAATCATCCATATATAGCTCTCGTTGCATAGTTTCTAAATTAACTTTATAAATAGCAGGATGTTTTGCACAAGGTTTAAAATGAGCGTAACACCATTGAGTTATTAATTTCTCATCAACGTCCATATCAAGCATACCTATTCTAGACTGTGAAGGTTTAGCTTCAGGATATGTACTACCTCTAAATATATCTGTTCTACCATGCATAGTCTGCAGAAACATAATATGTCCACCATAACCTGGTACGTCTTCTTTTAATGGCACAAAATAAGCGCTAAGCATAATCTATAGTAAACTCTGTATTAGTTACATTTGTTATTGTATATTTAGTACTTCTCTTTAAATCCTTTCTTGCTACCCAGTGCCATAAAACCTTCCAGAAGCTATTATGTACTTTAACCTCAAGAATATCACCCTTTTCAAATCCATGATCTGCTACTGTTATTTTACTCATATCTGACCACATTGCAAAGCATATTTTTGTTGCCACGTAACTTCTGCTGCTATAGCTTCTAGTCTTTCAGCTTCACTATACTCCGTATTATTTATTATTAAGTTTAACTCTTCAAAAAATGCCACTAAATTAAAACCCATTACCTTCTCCTTTTTATATTATTTCTCTAATTATTTAAGTAATTATACTCGCATTTAACTAGAATGTCAAGTATTATTTTTTAGTTGCTTGATCGATATTTGAAACTTTGTAACAATATAAATTTAGATATGTAAAATTTTTAACTTTTAGGCTAGACATACAGCAATTTTTTTGATATAATAATAAAATAATAGGAGAAATATGTAATGGGTACGGATTTATTAAGTGCTGAAGAAGGAGTTAAGCTTGCACCAGAAGTGTTAGTAGTAGTAAATAATTATTTGATGACCAATGATATAGGTGCTACATCAAATCAACTGCGTATGCCTCGTGAAAAAGTAATTCAATACTTAAATAAACGCGAAGCTAAAAAGTATATTGATACTGTATTTTTAGAGCAGGGGTACTTTAATCGCGGTAAGATTGCGCAGGCAATGACTGATATTATTGAGAAAAAACTAGAAGAATTAGAGGAAGCTGAGATGTCATCTACTAAGGATATCGCTGATTTACTTGTCATGGTGCATAAAATGCGTATGGACGAAGTTAAAGTGATACAAGCAGAAAATAAAGCTACCCCCGTGCTAAATCAAACTAACGTACAAAATAACATTAAAGCTGAATTTGGCCAGAATTATACTAACCTTCTTAAGAATTTAACAGGGGATGATGAAGGCTAAATATGGATATAAGCAGGGAAGACATTAGTGGCACGGAGCTAACTGAGTTTACACAAGAAGAACGATTTATTAAACTACCTATTGAGAAATACGTAGAACTACTTGGAATTACACCAGTACCCCCACAAATAGCACTTATAAACGCAATTCAAGACCCAAGATATAGATTTGTAACCGCTGTACTAGCTAGACGTACAGGTAAGAGTTTAATATCTAATATAATTGGTCATTTAGTTACTTTAGTTCCCGGTATGAATATACTGGTTATAGCCCCAAACTACAGCCTTTCGGCTGTAAGCTGGGACATACAACGTAAATTAATAAATACGTTTGATATTGAACTTACTAAAAGTAACGCTAAAGACAAGATAATTGAGCTTGCTAATGAATCTACTATAAGAGTTGGTTCTGTTACGCAAGTGGATAGTGTAGTAGGACGTAGCTACGATTTAATCATATTCGATGAGTGTGCATTAAACAACGATGGTGAAAAAGCTTTCAACATTCAACTACGACCAACACTAGATAAACCAAATAGTAAATGTATCTTTATATCTACTCCTCGTGGTAAGAACTGGTTCTATGATTTCTACAAACGCGGGTTTAGTGACAAGTACCCTAAATGGGCGTCTATACACAGTACATACGCAGATAATCCAAGATCTAACCCAGAAGATATAGAAGACGCTAGAAAGTCAATGAGTACAGCAGAGTTTGCACAAGAATATGAAGGCGACTTCATTGCGATGCAAGGTCAGATCTGGAACATTAATAAAGCTAACGTTGTTGATATTGATGTCTCAAAACTAGAAATATTAGATGTAATAGCTGGTATGGATATGGGTTTCAGAGATCCAACAGCAATCGTTGTCCTTGCAACAGACGGGCATGACTGGTACGCACTAGGCGAATATTACCATAAGGAAGCAGCGACTTCTGATTATGCTAAAGCATTGCAAGAACTAATAGATGAGTATGATATAGACTTTATATATATTGATTCAGCAGCACAACAAACACGATATGATTTAGCATACGATTACGATATAACAACAGTAAATGCTAAGAAGTCAGTATTGGATGGAGTTGGGTATGTTAGTAGTATGATAGAACATGACAGGTTATATATAGATAAGTCCTGTACTGAACTACTAAACGCATTAGATAATTATGTATGGGATGATAAAATAGGCTTACTTAATGAAAGACCTAGTCACTTACATTCACATTTACCAGACGCATTAAGATATGCAATGTATACACATTCATATAATGTAGATACAATAGGGAGTTAAAAATGGCAGTAATTGTAGCAACAACGAAGAAACAGAGTAATCGAGATATTGTATTAACATGGTCAACTATGTTAAACGGCGATACTGGTGATATTTATACAAATAGTAGCAACAGATTTGCTACTGTTCAGGTATCTGGAACGTTCGGCGCAGGTGGTACTATTGTACTAGAAGGCAGCCTTGATGGCACTGCGTGGACAACACTACTAGATAGCACAGGATCAGCAATCTCACTAACAGCAGCGGGCTTCTTAACAGTAAGAGACATAGCACTTTACTATAGACCAAATGTTACTGCAGGAGATGGTACAACGGACCTAGATTGCATGTTACTAGCGAGGTAGTCAAATGCCAGCAGCTAAAATCAACTTAACAATAGAGAAAGGTGCTAAATATTACAAAACATTCATTTGGCGTGATAGCACAAAAACAGCAATATCATTAGCAGGCTTATCAGCCAGAATGCATATTCGCGAACAAATAGGTGATGTAGGCTTCGTACTAGAATTAACTACTACAAATAGTAGAATATTACTAGAAGATGGTGCGGAAACTGGAAGAATAGATTTAATTATAGGTGCAACGGATACAGATGCATTATCAATAGAAACAGGCGTTTATGATTTAGAATTATATAATGCTGGTGATCCAGATGATGTAAACAGACTTATAGAAGGCGTAGTCTCTATAATCGGTGGAGTTACAAGATAATCTATACTAGATTATCAATTTTAAAATATAAATAAAAAGAGGAATACAAAATGGCATTAGGATATAGCGTAGCAGTACGTAACGCAAAAGCAGACGCAATCACAACAGAGATGGATGCGGGAACAGCAGCAATCATAGAAATCTATGATAGTACTGGTACAGGTCGTCCTGCTACTGGTGGTGCAGTAACTACACAGGTTCTGTTAGCAACACTAACATTCTCAGCTGCATCATTCGCAGCAGCAGCATCTGGCGTAATCGTAGGTGCAGCAATCACAGACGACTCAGCAGCAGACGCTACTGGAACAGCAACATGGTTCAGAGTATTAACTCAGTCAGCTGGAACTCACATTATGGACGGAGATGTTGGTACATCTGGTTCAGATCTAAATTTAAATACTGTTTCCATCGTTATCGGTGCAACAGTTTCTATTACTCAATTCGATATCACAATCGGTAACGCGTAATGGCCGTATTAGTCAATAATGAACGGCTAGACAGCGCCATTCTAGAGTTAGACGGAAAAGCTAAACAAGTTATTAATGATGCTAATTTTGCAATTAATGTCATTAATAACAATGCTACAATATCCGTTATCCAACTCGAAAAATTAATTGACCACTACTCAAGCATAATAACCTTTTTTGAAAGAATATCAATAAGGGCAGATGTAATAGCGGAAGCTAAATCACAATATGATGATAATAATTATGCTATAGACACAGAGATTGCAGCTTTAGTTGTTAAAATGAAAGCTGTGCTAAATCACATATTGACAGTATTAGGAACAAACACTTATTGGAGTGTATATCAATATGATGCTGCATACAACAAAACTTATAATAACTTTAATACAGGTGCCGCACCAGTAAGTACACTTAATACGCTTTTACAGGATGTCATAACCTCTATAACACTGGTGTAAAACTATGGCAATTGCTAATACAGCATTAACATTATTACTAGAAGAGTCGTCTGGAACAAGTTTTTCAACTTCTTCTATTACACCAACAGGTGACGCACTAGTACTAGCGACTGTAACAACAACACATGCCACTGTTGCTTCATCACCATCATCTGTAACAGGTAATGGGTTAACATGGGTACTAGTAGATAGTCAAGCATATACAGGTGACACATTCGAAGGTAAGGTATCAGTATACCGTGCAATGGGATCATCACCTACATCTGGCGCAGTAACAGTAAACTTTGCTTCTAGCCAAGATGGTTACATTGTATCAGTAACAGAATTTACTGGTGTAGATACAACAGGAACTAATGGTTCCGGCGCAGTAGTACAAAGTACTACTAATACAGCAAGTGCAGACAACGTAGACATAGATTTAGCTACTTTTGGTAGTGTTGACAACTATGCATACTCTTGTTGTGGTATTAATGTTAATGATCCAGTTGTAGTACCAACAGGTTTTACAACTATTCATGCGGATCTCATTGAATCTCCGGCTGAAGTAGCTCTTCACACAGCATATAAGTCAAATGATAACTTAATTAATTGGGCAACAACTGGTGATCCACAAGATGTAGCCGGTGTTTCCGTAGAGATAAAAGCTGGTGCAACTTCATTTACTGGTACAGTTGATGTAACAGATGTAGATGATACAATCAGTGCCGCAGGCACATCGTTACCATCAACAGCTTTAAACTTTGGTGCAGATAATAATTCAAGATATTTTGATGTAGATGTAGCAACAACTAGTTTAGTACTACCAGATGCTGATTGGTGTGTGGGTATGTGGGTAAGAATGCCAGAAGGCTTACTTACTACAATGGATTACCAGTACATATTTTCTGCTGGAACTATCGGTACTTCTAACTCTTTCCATATATTTTTTGGTGAGACTTCTAATTTTAGAGAAATAATTGTACGTTATAATGGTATAACAGGTACAGAAGTAAATCAGTTAGTTTATGCTGGTGTTGGTGATGTAACTACTGGTATAGATAATACAGACCATTTATTAGTTATTCAGCGAATTGGTACTACGACTTATGGTTATTGGATACCAGAAGGTGATACAGTATCTGGTGCTGATAATTCTTTTAGCAATAATGCTAATACAGCGAATACATTCCCTACCTTAAATATTGGTAGAAGACCAGATGGTAATACTACAAGATATTTTGGTAATACAGTTGGTGAAGTATTTATACTTACTAATGATTCTCTTAGTAACACTGATCTAACAACATTAGCAGAAGGAAAGCACATAACAATAGTGCGTTCTGATGCGGAGTTAGACTTACGATTCAGAGGGGATAACGCTACAGAGGTAGACTTATCTGATAACGGATTTGATGGTACCAGAACTGGTACTGGTTATAATTTATTAGCAGAATTCTTTCCAGATGGGATATTAGGTACATCTAATACAACTGATGTAAATGATACATTAGCAGGTGCGGGAACACATTCTACTACTAGTGTTACTCAAGCATTATTAACTAATGCTGAATCTCAGACAAACGGAACAGGTTTTACAACCGCTTCTGTTTCACCAACAGGTGATTATTTACAATTATTAGCCGTTCATGGTTCAAATACTGGTGGCGGTGGAGCTCCTGCAGTTCCTTCTATTTCTGGTAATGGGTTAACATGGGTTTTAATTGCTGAGGCAGATACAGATACAAGTTATTCATCTGTATTTTTATTCAGAGCAATGGGAGCGTCACCCTCTACTGGTACGATTACAATCACATATGCAGAGACTATGGATGATTGTCAATGGTCTCTAAGTGAATTTACAGGTGTAGATACTGGTGGAACTAATGGTTCCGCTGCAATAGTACAAAGTGCTGTTAATACCGTAGGTGTAACAGCATCAATTACTGCAACATTAGCTGCTTTCGGCAGCGCAAATAATGCTACATATGGTGCATTTGGTCAACTTTACGCGGGAGATGGTACGCCACCTTCAGCTACACCGGGCACTGGTTTTACTGAAATTACAGAAGATGGTTTTGATGATGGTTCTTATACATCTGGTCTTCAAACACAATGGCGAGATGATAACGATACTACTGTAGATATAACATGGGATAGCTCTTATGATTGTGGTGTAGTAGCCGTAGAAATAAAAGCTGGAGCAGCAGCAGCTCCTACAGGTACAGTTGATGTAACTGATGTAGACGATACAAGTACTACAGCTGGTGAACAAATATTCACTGGTACAGCTAATACAACGGATGTTGATGATGTAACAACTACAGCAGGTACTCAGACTTACTTAGGTACTTCTGATACTACAGATGTAGATGATACAAGTACTGCAGCCGGTGAAGTAATATTTATTGGTACAGCTAATACAACAGACGTAGACGATACAAGTGCTACAGCTGGTGAATTAATATTTACTGGGACACTAAATACAACAGATGTTGACGATATAATCGCGGCATCTGGAGAACAAATAACAACAGGTACATCTAATACAACGGATGTAGACGATACAACAGCAACAGCAGGTACGCAGCATTATTTAGGTACTTCTAATACTACAGATGTGGATGATACTACAACTGCAGTGGGTAAATCAACGTACGCAGGTACATTAGTAGAAACAGACGTAGACGATACAATCTCTGCATCTGGACTAATGCAACCATCTGGTATAGTTAATGTAACTGACGTAGACGATACATCTACTACAGCAGGTACACAAACTTACTTAGGTACGTCAGATACTACAGATGTAGATGATACAATCTCTGCTACTGGTAGTGCACTAGATAATACCAATGGTACAGTTGATGTAACTGACGTAGACGATACAAGCACTACAGCAGGAACACAAACTTATTTAGGAACACTAAATACAACAGATGTTGATGATACATCTACTACAGCTGGTGAACAAATATTCACTGGTACAGCAAATACTACAGATGTAGACGATACAAGTACTACGGCTGGTACTCAAAATTACTTAGGTACAGTTGATGTAACAGACGTAGATGATACAACTGCAACTGCAGGTACACAGCATTACTTAGGTACAGTTGATGTAACAGATGTAGATGATACAACAGCAACAGCTAGTGAAGTAATATTTACTGGTACATTAGTTGAGACAGATGTAGACGATACAATAGCATCATCTGGCATAATGCAACCAAGTGGTGCATTAGATACTACAGATATTGATGATACTATAACTGCGGTTGGTATACATTCAGAGATAAACACTCTAAATGTACTTGAAGAAGATGATGAAACAACAACTGCAGGAACACAAACTTACTTAGGTACAGTTGACGTAACTGACGTAGATGATACAACATCTACAGCCGGTGAAGTAATATTTACTGGTACTTCTGATACAACTGATAATGATGATGTAACTAACGCAAATGGTATAATAGCTTATTTAGCTATATTAGATACAACTGACGTAGATGATACAATCTCAGCAGCCGGTACATCTATTAATAGTTCTTCTGGTACATTAGATGTAACTGAAGAAGAAGATACATCAAGTACAGCAGGAACACAACATTACTTAGGTACAGTTGATGTAACTGAAGAAAATGATCTACCAGCTACAGCAGGGACACAAACTTACTTAGGTACAGTTGATGTAACAGATGTAGACGATACAAGTACTGCGACCGGTGAATTAATATTTATTGGTACAGCTAATACAACAGACATAGATGATACAAGTACTACAGCGGGTACGCAACATTACTTAGGAACAGTTAATGAAACTGAAGAAGATGATGTAGCAACAGCAGCTGGTATTATATTAAATAATATAATAGGTACACTTAATGTAGTTGAAGATAACGACGTAATAACAGCAACGGGTTATATTCCCGCATTATATTCAACTGTAGTAGAGGATATAACTTATATACAAGATAAATATAAGATAATATATATTACTACACATGATTAACAGGGGTACATAATATCGCAACTTATATAGAAAACAAAGATTTAAAAACAGATATTGTTATCCAGAACATTGTTAATCATATTGATAATACAGCTGACTATACTTACGTAATATCTGAGGGTATGCAAGGCCCAGCTGGGCCACCTACTGGATTTAATACAGCAAGTGAAGCATTAGCATTTATTGGTAGTGGTTCTGGTGGATCTAAAACCTCAACTGGTATTAACGAAAATGTTATATATGAAGCCTTTGGTATAGATGATGAATTATATACGATGTGGACAATACCTGTAGATATTGATAGAGGTGTTAACCCTAAATTTGAAGGAACATTTTTCTCTGTTGCAACTAATACTGGTGGCTATGATACTTCTTGGGAAATACATATTACAGTACATAATGCAGATCATTCGTATGACTATACAGGAATAGTATATGCAAATGATCTACCTTTACTAGCAACTGCTTTTGTAGATACTCATGCAGCTGTAGAGTTAGATAGAGCTGTATATTTAATCAATGATACGTATACAATGCATATTAAATTAAAACGAGTAAGTTCTACAAATAATCCAAGTCCCACAGCAAATATTGGTGTTAGTGATATACATATAAGTTTTGGTACGGAAGGAAGAGTAGGGATAGCAGGCCCAATAGGACTACCCGCAGAGGATGAAATAATGTACGAGAAAAGAGTAGATTTTATAACTGATAATTTGTTATATCGTGCAGAAGCAATACCGGGCACTTTAAATAGTGCCAGCGTATGGAGAATACGAAAAATTACTATAGCTGCATCGGATAATGATGTAGTTGAAACATGGGCAGATGGAACTGACACCTTTAATAAAGTCTGGGATGATAGACTAACATATACTTATAATTATTAGGAGAATAAATAAATGGCTATTGTAGCAGCAGATTGGACCTTTACACGTAACGCAACAGGCGGTGGTGCAATTGATTATATTGGTGACGATCATATTCGTTATGGTGGAACTACACCCAACTATATTACAGTAATTGAATTACACAGATGGCTACAAGGTTTAGCCGATGATGATGAATATACTGGTGATGATGAAATTGATATCATCAACTTGAATCCATCATTACGTTCAACAGATAACATTATAACTTTAACTTCAGATGTAACTATTACAGCTGCAGGTATTGAACATTTATATGATGGTACTATAGTACAAAGTTCTGATGGAACACGTTGGGATGGTATTGTAAACTTTGGTAACTCAACAGTATACATTCAGATTCAACAAAACGGAGCAGTAATTGCTGATGATTGGTGGAATTTAGCAGCTGGTGGTGGTCTAAATGCAGACGCTACAGCGGGTATATCTCATAGATTTTTAATTCAAACAATTAATGCGGGTACAGACACTGATGGTCGTAGACTTATTGGTACTAATCGTACGTATTTAAATACTTATGGTGAGTTCAAGATTAACGGAACTGCGTCAGGTAATAACGTATTAGCCTTAGCTGACTCAGATGATTTGAACAACGCAACCGCATCAGCAACCGTTGCAACATGGACTACAATTACAAACACAGAAGGTTATAGACCTATTGATGTTAACAATGATACTACTAATGAATTTTACTATTCAGAATGGAATCGTGATACCTATACAATTAATCAATTCTACGAGCGTATGAAGTACTTAACTGAAGATGGTAGCACTGAATCTCTATATGGATTAAATGGTGAAGTATTCCGTGGTATTACCCATCAATTAGATGGTACACAATCATCAGGAACATTTGTAGAACCTGAGAGTTGTACATGGACTGGTGGTTCAGGACAAATTTTTGCAGTAGATAGTACATCTGCTGCCACTAAGCTATGGATACAAGTATTAACGGGTGTAGCACCAACTACTGGTAATGTTACTGGTGCGGCTGCAGCAGTATTTGCTGTATCTGGAGCAACAGAAAGAAGTATTAATGCACCATTCTGTGGTAACTCTACTGGTTCAGCATTGATTGGTGCATATGGTTTTGGTATTGAATACGCTGATTTAAGTAACAGTGATCTACTAAAAGCCTTAGATGATGCTACGTACCAACCACCAAATAATGTAACATTTACAGTTGGTGGTTTAATACATAATGAAGATTATGTTATTGTTGGTCCTTGGGATGGTACTGCAACAGATGCAGATGGTAACCCAGAAGTAGATTATAATCAAGATACACAAAGCGTATTACTTAACGGCGCAGCCGTAACGTCCATTGTAATGGATACAGCTATCCCTACAGATACTCCTAACGCAGGAACTATTCGAGTAGAAAATAATAGTGGTAAGTACCGTATATGTGATTATACTTCTTATACTGGTAGTACATATACAATTACATCAGAGAATTTCTCTGCAGATCCTTCAGATGGTTCAGGTACACCTAAGAATGTATTTATTTCATACTTAGATCAAATATCTGTAGGTACAACGGTTGTGGCTACAGGTTGTGTAAATGGTACAACATATGTAATCCAAACTACGGGTACTACTGATTTCACTTTAATTGGTGCAGCAAATAGTGACCCAGGTACAATATTTACAGCTTCTGGCCCAGGCACGGGAACAGGAGATACTTATACATATAATACTTCACATTCATTTATTGGAGTATATGACGCAGATAGAACTTTAGTTATTAAAGTTAGAGACGGTGGTGGAACTCCTATTAAGGAGTACATTACTACAGGTACACTAACAAATACAGGTGGTTCATCTAACGCGATTAGAACAGTGGATGCTTAAAAAATGGCTATTACTATTAATACGGGGGGTACCTACACTGTTTCAAGGGTAGATACAGCTGATACAGCAACCAATTGGTCTGCTATTAAACTAGAGGGAGCCGGTGGTGCACCGACTCTACTTGCCTCCGTAGGCACTATTGATTTAGTTGCTGAAGGTAGTGATGCTAGAGCTGCTCGTACTAATAAGCAACGCGTAGCTATAATTTTTACTGAAACAGCTGGATTTGATTTTACTACAGGTACTACAGGAGCAGGAGCAACTGCTATACCTGATGGAATTATTTATATCTGGGCGGCGTTTTTAGCGGCAGGTTCTGCATTTACAAAAGCCAATGGTGGTTTACAGATTTATTTAGGTGATGGTACAAATATTTCTTACTGGAATGTGGCTGGTAGTGATGACTATTCTGGTGGCTTTCAAAAATGGGCTGCATTTACAGGAATTACAGAGAGTGAAAATAGTGGAACAGCTGCAGATTTAGGGGATATTACTGAGATTGGTTTTGTTACTGATGTTGGTGGTACAACAGCTAGATTTGATAATTTTGTTGTTGACGCGATGGAAGTTGGTGATGGTTTAACATTTCAAGGAACCACAGCTAGTGATTTATTATTTTCTGAGTCTCAAGTGGCTGATAGTACAACAGCTATAGGTATTCTTTCAGAATCTAATGGTATTATATTTTCTCAAGGTAGTATTGAATTTAGTGGTACTGCTCAAACATCTATTGCTGAAACACTTGTATTTACTGATACATTAGGTGGTACTTATACTTATCAATGTGATATTACTGGAACAGTAACTTTAACTAACTCAATAATTAATAATTCCGGAGCTGTAGATTTTAATTTTGATGCATCCGGCGCTACTGCTTTCACAATGACAGGTGGTTCACTTGGTGGTTTTAATACACTAACAACAGCATCTGGGCAAACAATGAGTGGTATAGTATTCCAGTCCGGTGGGACCTCTACTATAGCTAATGATATAACAGGAAGCAGTTTTAATCAGTGTGATTTAATTACATTAACAGGAACATTAGATGGATGTACTATAGATAGTAGTACGGCAACATCAGCAATAACTACAGCTAGTATGTCTAATGTAACAGGTACATCATTTACTTCAGCAGGTACTGGGCATGCTGTAACAATAACAACGGCTGGCAGTTATAATTGGGATGCAAATACAGAGAGTGGATATGGTACAACTGGTACAACTGATGCAACTATATACAATAACAGTGGTGGTGCAGTAACAATTAACGTAATTAATGGTGCATCAACTCCAACATATTTAAATGGTACTAGTGCTACAACTAGCATAGTATCAGGAACAGTAACAGTGTTAGCTAAAGCTGCTAGTAATACAGGTACAGGTATACAATCAGCTAGAGTATTATTAAGAGCCTCCGATGGTACAGGACCTTTTCCATATAATGCAACTGTAACAATATCAAATTCAGGAACTACGGCTACTGTAGCACATACAGGACATTCTATGTCTACTAATGATTATGTACAGATAACACAAGGTGATGTATCTGCTAATAGAGGTGTTTGGCAAATAACAGTAACTAATACTAATGAATATACATATACTATGAATTCAACACCCGGGGTTTCACCAACTGGTACAATTAAGTCTACATTTGTAGCATTAACTGGATTAACAGATGTAAATGGTGAAATAAGTACATCTAGAGTTTATGCATCTGATCAACCTGTAGTTGGTTGGACTAGAAAATCAAGTGCATCACCATTCTTACAAGAGGGTGTATTAACTGGAATAATATCTAGTTCTACAGGATATAGTTCAACGGCAGTAATGATCTCAGACGAATAAGGAAATAATATGGATGATGCAATAGCAAAAGCAAGAGAAGAAGTTGTAAAGCGCAATACTATGGTGGCTTTAAAAGCTGTGGATGAATTAAGATTAAAAGTAGACTTTTTAGAGGCATTAATTAGAACTCAAGATGAAAAATTGGGTCTAATGAATAATAAGATTAATCTAATGCTAACTAAAAGCTTCAATGGTGGAAGTACGGAAAATGGCAATTAGTGTTGATTATACAGTTACCCCTTGGTTAATAACATTACCTAAATCTGATTTAACATTGGATATAGGTACTAAATACAAGTTAACAGTAGATGTATTTTGGCAACTATTAAGAGATTATGCAGATAGTCCAGAAGGTATTGTATCTCCTGTAATATATTCACGTATATCAGCAACTTCTTCCACACCAAGTATTACAGAAGTTAATGAAGATTATTATGAACTACAATTTGAAGATGGGTTATACTCCGTTAACATTATTAATGGTAATACTAATATTCGAGATGTAGAGGTAAAAAATCAAGTAAGTGTTAATACTAATAATACTACTGGTTTCATTGATCCTATATTCTTAAATCATGGTACATTTAATGATGTAATAACAATAGATGTTGCAAATGGAATATCTGGAACTGATTATCCTGCAGGAACTCCTAGTAGTCCTTCAAATAATTTAACAGATACGAAAGCTATTTCTAATATTTATGGTATTAAAGTAATACATATTATTGGAAACCTAACTATAGGTGCAGCAGAAAATATTGATAATTATGTAGTACAAGCCGTTAGTTCTAATTCAACAATTTTAGACTTAACTGCGGGTTCCTCAACTACAAATACAGTATTTAAAAATCTATGTATTAAGGGTGATTTAAATGGAACTACTATGCGTTTTGAAAATGTTGATCTGCACCCCGATGGTGTGACAGGTTTACAGGGAGAGGCTCATAATCTTGGATATGCAGGTGCTGGGCCTTATGTGCTTGGTGGAGTATTTACAATTGTTAGATCATTTACTATTAGAGCAGAGTCTATTTTAAGACCTGTATTAGATGTAAATGGACATGCAAGTTGTGCAATAAGGGGTCACGCAGGACCTTTTGAAGTAACAGGCATAACAGATGCCAATTCTATAGTATGTATAGATGTGTTATCGGGTTTATGTGTTTTACAAGCTGGAAACACGGATGGAACAGTAGCTTTACGAGATGGAATGAAAATATCAGATAATAGTACGGGAACTACAATAGCAGACCAAGTAACATCCACACGTGTGTGGGAAGAAAGTGCTGCACTAAGTTTACCAAAATACTTAGGACTAAAATAAATGTCAAAAGATAAAAATGAAGCACCCTTATATCAAGGTAAAGAAAGAAGAGTTATAGTTGGTGATATACATTGGCATCAGACAAAAAGTTTATCACTATCTATTATAGGTTTATTACTAGTTAATATAGTATCTACAGTTTGGTGGGCAGCAACATTAACAAGTGACGTTGCCCAGTTTAAACAAAGACCTGATTTATTAGAGAGAGTTATTAAATTAGAAACTCTCACCGCTGAATATAACGGAGGTCTAGGTAGACTTATTGATTTAATTGATAAATTAGAACGAAAAATTGATAAGCAATCTGGAAAAGTATATAGAATAGATAGGGAACAATCTAGACGTAAAGACAGTATACATATACATAAGGAAAAGTAAAAATGGATTTAAAAAGAGATGAGATAAAATATGTAAGAGACTTAGCTAAAGGTGCATATAAGAAAGCAAATGCTTGTTATATATGCAACTCAGAAGAAGAATTACAGTTCCATCATTTCTTTTCAATGACTCTGCTTTGGTTAAAGTGGAAGAAAGATGAAAAAATCACAATTAATAGTGTGGATGATATATTAGAACATCGTGAAGTCTTTAAAGAAAAATTTCATGATGAGATATATAATAAGACTATTACATTATGTAAGTTTCATCACATGAATAGACTTCATAAAGTCTATGGTAAAGTACCGGCATTAAGTACTGCTGCGAAGCAAGAACGCTGGTGCGAAAAACAAAAACTTAAATATAATAACTAATCTATACAATAATTATAATAACGTAGAGAAGGACTAGGAGAAACAATGAAAAATATTAGTAAAAACAAATCAAGAGCACGTCTTTATAATGCTATGATGGGTACAGAAGAATTTGTAGGTGCCGCAGGTAGATTGGCAGTAGGTTCAATCTTATTTACAGATATCCCTTTAGCTGGTGAAACAGTAATTATTGGTGATTATGTATTTGAAGCGCAAGCGGGTGCATCAGAAGCTGCTGGAACATCAGCAGGTACTGCAGCAGATCCACATTTATTTCAAGCTATCACTGACTTAGCAACAGCAGGAGCTAGTTTAGAAGCTCAGGTTTTAGCAGAAACAGAAACTACTGGTGCATGGGGTTATTTATATCCTGTAGATGCAGTAGGTTGTGATTTCACAACAGCTACATTAACGTTAACATTCTACCCAGGAGTTAGAGGTAATGGAGTAACTTTAGGTGGGACAGCGGATATTACAACTTTAACTCAACCAGTAACTGCATCTTTAGGTAGAGCAGCAAAAGTTGTATCTGGTAACTATAAATACTCTTCAATTGATACTACAGGTAGTACGCAAGATAAAGAGTACTATGTTGTAGACGACGGAAATAGTGTAGGCGATACAGTACTAGTAGTTATCAAAGCAGCAGCAGGTTCTGACACACCAACATTAGTTGGTCATTTAGCAGACGCAGGAACAGCTTCCGTAGAAGCATTGTTCACTACTGGTGAAATAGGTATGAGTGCTGAATTTAGATGGGACGGCGCAGCTTGGGAATTATTAAGAGAAGGTCAAGGAACAGCATTAGCGTTCTTACCATCAGCTTAATAGTTTATGGATATGGGTAGCCTCGAAAGGGGCTACTTACTTTAAGGGTAAACACATGAATATATGGGATAAAATAAGAGAAAAAATTAACCCAGCTCAGCCCGAAATATCAGATGATTTTGGAGATACAGTATCTCCATCTAGAGATCATTATAATAATCAAAAGGCTTATAATACAGTTGGAACTGTCAGTAGAGGTGTAGATTTAATTATAGACGCATGTGCTGATATCAAGATGGATGTAGGTGAAATACAGGATTGGTTTACTTCAGAAACACGGATACGAAAGAAGAAACTAACTCAGTTACTTACATTTAGACCTAATCCGTATCATAGTGCAGATGTATTCTTTAGGAATATATATACAGATTTAATACTAGAAGGTGATGCGTTTATATACTATGATGGTGTATTTATGTACAATCTTCCAGCTTTGAAGACTGAAATTATTACGGACAAAAAAACATACATAAAAGGATTTAGATATGGAAATACTACATTTAAACCAAATGAAGTAATACATATCAAAGATAATTCCGGAGATTCGATCTACGAAGGAAAATCTAGATTAGACTCCGCTAAATCAAATATTAACCTATTAATGAGCATGAATGATTTTCAAAAGAACTTTTTTGACAACTCAGCAATACCGGGTATTATTCTTAAAACCCCTAATCCTCTTTCGCAGAGAGTTAAGGATAGAATAGTTCACCAATGGATGTCAAAATATAACCCACGTAGGGGTGGAAAGAGACCTATGGTATTAGATGGAGATTTCTCAGTGGAATCCTTATCTAAGTATAACTTTAAAGAACTTGATTTCTCGGAAAGTATTAAAATACAAGAGCAAGCAATACTTAAAGCTTTAGGAGTACCTCCACTATTACTAGATTCTGGGAACAACGCAAATATAAACCCAAACTTAAGAATGTTTTATATAAACACAGTTATGCCCTTAGTTAATAAGACCATACAAAGTTTAGAATATTTCTTTGGTTATGATATAAAACCTATATCGCAAAATGTATTAGCACTGAGACCGGAACTTAGAGATTCTGCAAATTACTATAGTACTTTAGTTAACGCTGGTATTATATCAAGAAATGAAGCTAGGGCGGAATTACGCTACGAAGATTCAGATTCTGAATTTGCAGATGACTTAATCTTACCCGCAAACATAGCTGGATCAGCTTTAGATGCAGGAGAAGGTGGAGCACCTAAAAAAGAGGATTCCGATAATGGAAATGAATAAAAATATGCAGCTAACTTCTATTTTTAGAGTTAAGTCTGTTAGTGATGATAAAGAAACTATCACGATCGAAGGTTACGCAAATACTACAAACAAAGATAGGGTAGGTGATGTAATACTTGAAGAAGCATGGACTAAGGGTGGGATGGATAATTATCTACTAAATCCTATTGTTCTTGCTTTTCATAATCACGAAAAACCTATTGGAGAGGTAACAGATTATAGCGTAAATAATAAAGGTTTACGAGTTATAGCCGAAATCAGCAAGTCTGCTGGTGACGTTTATAACCTAGTAAAAGAAGGAGTACTAAAAGCTTTTTCAGTAGGGTTTAGAGTCAAAGATGCCGACTATGACACTGACACCGATATCTTTGTAATAAAAGATCTCGAACTATATGAACTATCAGTAGTTAGTATTCCAGCAAATGCCGAATCTATATTTTCTGTGAAAAAATCTTTTAAAGATGAAGAAGAATATAATGAGTTTAAAAACTTATTCAACAATGATAATATACAGTTACCAGATACAGATCTGGATACTACTGTAAACAAAGGAGAAATAACTGTGAGTAAAGACACAATTAATTTAACACCTGAAGAGGTTAAAAAATTAGAAACAAAGGCTATTGAAAAAGCATTTGCTGAAAAAGAAGCTGCAGACAAGAAGAAAGCAGAAATTGCTACTCTTGCTGCTGAAGCTGGTACGTCCGGCGCAGAACGTTTAGTTAAAGAGCTTGAAGCACGACTTGAAGCTAAAGATCAAACTATAGCGGAATCATTAAAAGCATTAGAAACTGATTTGAAAGAAAAGCAAGATGAAATTATTGCTTTAACTACATCTAAAATGCGTTTTGATGATAATCGTTCTAATAAGCAAGTTGCACAGGACGAAATTGATAAGTTCGTTTTAACATCTAAAATTATGGGCAAGAGTATTGTGGAATTAGATTCATATAAAGCATACATCGAAAAAATTGGTGATCACTTAGGTGGCATGGATTCCGGTGGAGCTGGTGATGGTAGTGATTGGGAGACTTTATTCTCTACTAACTTATATCAAGATATGCAAGATAAACTAATCTTAGAGCCAATGTTCTCAAACAGAGTTAAAATGACTTCTAGAACTTTAGTTTTCCCATATAACCCAGAAGCAGGACACGCATCATGGGTAGCAGATACAGCATATAAATCTACTAATGGAGATTCATCTGGTGTTGCTAGAACTCATACTCCAGCAGATAATCTATTAAAAGCTGAGAAATTAGCTTCTAAAGAGTATTTAGGATATGAAGAAGAAGAAGATTCAATTATCGCAATTGCACCAATTGTACGTAACGCTATCGTTCGTAGAATGGCTCGCACAACAGATACTGAATTACTTCGTGGTAACGCAGGTGTTGAAACTATTGCAGGTCAAACTGGTCTTGCATTAATTAGTGGTGTTGCAACACTTGCAACAGATAATGGTAGTAGCTTCACACAAGATGGTACATTTGGTAGTAATAACCCAATTACTGTTGCGGATTTACAATCTACACGTAGACAAATGGGTCCTTATGGTTTAAATCCTAGTGACGTAGTTTACATTGTAAGTGAAGGTGCATATTATGACTTATTAGAAGATCCGGATTTCCGTACTTCTGATTTAGTTGGTGATAAGGCTACTATCTTACGTGGACAAATTGGTTCAGTTAATGGTTCGCCAGTAGTTGTATCTGATTCGTTTGCTGTACCAGCAGTTGGAACAGTAGCTGCAGTTGCATTAAATTCAGCTAACTTCTTATTTGGTGAGTTACGTGGTATGATGGTTGAACGTGACCGTGATATTGCAAACCAAAAGAATCTTTTAGTTGCTACACGTAGATTTGCTTTCAGTGAATTAATTCCAGGAGCTAAAAGCTCTTCAGCATTAATTTACCCAGCATCATAAGCTACATAATAAGATAACAGTGAACCTTCTTAGGTTTACTTTTGAGCTGCTTAATTTGGCTTAGGTAGGGGGTGCTTTGCACCCCCACCCTTTTTAAGGATAACAATGGCAATTTTAACATTACAAGAGTATAAAGCAATAAAAAATATTACAAGTACAGATAGAGATGCTGGTATTACGCAAGTGATAAAAGCAACAAACTCATTTATATCTAGTTACTGTAATAGGTCTTTTACTGATTATTATACAACTGATAAAACGGAATACTTTGATGGTACAAATATTGAAATATACCCATCTGTATACCCAATCGTATCAGTAACTACATTAAAGACTTCTTCGGATAACGGAGAAACATATGCTACTACATTGGACGAGTATACTCACTATGTAATAGATACAGCGAATTCTCGAATAGTTTCTACTATTGATTGTTTTGTTGACGCAGTAGTGCCAACAAACAGCGTAGAGTTAGTTTATAAGGGAGGGTATGAGAAAATACCTGAAGATTTAAAACTATCATCAGCGCATCTAGTAGAGTATTTTTTAGATGAACAATATACAGCTAAGAAAGCTTTTTCGGGCGTTACAGTTGAAAATATAATTATGGCAGATAACACAGCTAGATTACCTGCACATATAAGAAGAGTACTAGATCACTATAGGTCTGTTGATTTATAATTATGATAAAATTTAAAAGTTTTAAAAGTTTCAAAGTATTAGGTAACTCAAGTTCTGATTCCGTGCATTTATCAATAAAACAATTTGAAACTGCATCTAAGAAAAGATCCGCAGTTACAGCAAAATCAATAGGTAGAATCTTAGAAGATTTACCTTTGCAATACATGAATTTATTAGCACAAGAAAAAGATTACTTAATAAGTATAATAAATTTAGAAATAGTTAAAGCTAATAAAGATGAAAGTGTAGATGGCAGTAGTATAGAAAACTTAGCTTATCTACAAGATATTAGAAATATATTTAGTGATGATATGTTAGATAAGGGTGATATATCATTAGCATTATTAAAAATGAATATACTTGAAACTAACTTAAGACACTTAGGAAATATAAGTAAAAGACAAGCTGTACTTATAAGTAAAGCTAAAGTAGTACTAAGTAAAATTAAAAATCTTAACAGTTCTGGAGCTACCATAAAAGAAATACCAGAGCTTATATCATTATCAGAAAATGATATGTCATTATCAGTTAAACTACTGAAAGAAACAAATGTTAGTTTAAGTAATGGTAGAGGCAAAATTTCCATAGAAGTAAAGCCAACTGCAATAAATGCTTATAAAGGTAAATTGTCTAAGTTAGTTGTATCTATGGTAGAAAAAGAACTGAAGACTACTTACAAAGTGGAAGAGTTAGCACAACAACTAGGAATACAAAATGTTGGCTTTTCGCCAAACTTTGTAAAAGATGTACAGAATATGTTAACTACCGCGATACTAGGTAAGAAAGGTAGAAATCAGAATAGAAAGAATGTAAGTAAAACTGAAATCAAAAAGGCAAGGTCTACGAAAGTAAGAGCTGCTAGAGATAAGCTTAAAAATAAAAAGTTACCAAAGTTACCAACATTCAAACAGTTAGGAGCTGGTGCGGATTTACCATTATTTAGTATAATGGCATTAATAAATGAATCACTATCTCAACAAATTAAAGATAATATGGGAGAGCCACATGATCCTCCGGTATTACTAAGAAATCAAACAGGTAGATTTGCTGAGTCAGCAAAGATGCTTACATTGACAAGAAATAAAGCAGGAGTATTAGCTGGTACTTATACGTATCAGAAAAATCCTTATGAAGTATTTGCACCCGGTCATAGATTAGGTACACTCAAAAGAAACCCTAGTTTATATATTGAGGGTTCTATTAGAGAATTAGCATTAGCTATCATGAAGAGAAAGTTTCCTGGCATAGCATTGGGGTTAGTATAAATGTCATATAGAACAAAAATAGTAACTGCATTAGTAAACACAATTTCTGAAGAAGTGAATGGAGCAGGGCTCTATAATTCAGACTTAAGACGTAGAGTTTACAACAAATTAAAATTTTGGGACGAGGTAGATGACTACCCTACTGTATTTTTAACAGCAGGACAAGAAACAAGAGACTACCTCCCATCAGCATTTAAATGGGCAAACCTTTTAGTAAACATAAGAATATATGTTAAAAGCGAAAACCCAGAGGAAGAATTAGAAGGGATTCTAGAAGATATAGAAAGAATCATAGATGGGTTCGGCACCCTAGAGTATGATACAAATAAAATGATAGAAGATATGCAAATATTAACTATAAACACAGATGAAGGGTTATTAGCACCTATCGGCGTAGGCGAGATGACTATTAAAATATTGTATGATTTAGAGAGTAATTAGATAAAAATCTAATAAATCTAAACTACAAATATTAAGGAGAATAAACTAATGGCTAGAAGTTTAGCAAGAGATACGAAACTGTATGCATCTACATTAACTAGAACTGCTTTAGAAGCAGGAAGTGCATCTACAGCAGATACATTCGAAGTAAAGGTATTAGACGGGTACAGTTTCTCACAAGACTTAACTAATCAAGAGATTAGTATTAACGAAGCTGGTACATCACCAGTACGTGGATCAAGAACATTTAATACTGCTCTTAATCCTGTAGATGTATCATTCAGTACATATATCAGATCATTTATAACATCAACATATGGAGATTCAGGTGAAAAAATTCTATGGTCTAGTGCTTTAGGTACTGCAACAGGTTTCACTAATAGTAACGATGCAGGTGCAGGTACACCACCATCTACTTATAGTTCAACTAATGGTGCAGGTACAGAAGATATGACATTTGGATTAGAAACATCTAATTCTAATGAATTATTAGCTTTAACACTAATATTTGATCTAGGTAATACAACATATGTAATAGAAGATTTTAATATCTCTACTACAGAAGTTGATTTCAGTATTGATGGTATTGCAACAATTAACTGGTCTGGACAAGGATCAACACTTACAGAAAGTGAAAATATGGATACAGAAGTTGCAACTTGGATTGCTGGAACTGATTATACAGCGATGCCTACAACAACGTCAGCATCATTTATACGTAATAAGTTAAGTACTTTAGTATTAACTGATAATCAAGGTGTGGCAGGTACAGGTGAGCAATCAGGAACCTTTACTTCTGCAGCATCTCAAGTTATAACTACAGATATTAATATAGTTACTGCTAATGAATATGATGGTGGTAGAATATATAATACAGATACAACTTCTTGGGCAACTATTATTTCACATACAACTGGTGCAGCCTCTACAGTAACTGTATCTGGTGCAGATGATATTACTGCGTGGAACGCAGCAGATGTCCTTGATTTACATTTACCAGGGTCACATGCAGCTGTTTCTTATACAATTCCAATTACTGGAGCAACTCTAACAATTGAAAATAACTTCACATATTTAACACCGGAAGAATTAGCAGTGGTTAACCAACCTTTAGCTGGTTTTTCAGGAAGCAGATCAACTTCAGGTACATTAACAGCATACTTAAATACTGGTGCCGAAGGTTCAGGTGGGTTACTACAAGATCTATTAGTTAAGATCAATGAAGTGTCAAATAACTTTACGTTAACATTTCAAATGGGTGGTACTACAACTACTAATCCAAGAGTATACTTCAATATACCTTATGCACAGATAGGTATTCCTAGTACAGGTGTAGAAGACGTATTAACAACAGAAATTACATTTAGTGCTCAACCTTGGGATACTGGTAACGGTATTGCTAGTTTTGAAGATACAAATGAAATAACAGTTCAATATTTACCAGCAACATAATAATATAGAGGGGGATTAATCCCCCTCACTTTTAAGGAGATTTACAAAATGGATTTATCAAAATTAATGGTACCAATTTCAACTACGGAAGTAGACTACCCAGGTATGCCTGGCTTCGTGGTAACATTATCTTATCTTACTAAAGATGAATTAATGAAAATAAGAGATAAGTGTACTAGTCAAAAATTAGATAGAAAAACAAGACAAATGAAGGAAGAAGTCGATAATGACTTGTTTCAAGAGTTATATATAGCAGCTATCCTTAATGGATGGGAAGGCCTTAAGTATAAATACTTAAAAACTATGTTACCAATAGACTTATCTATTGTCGATGATATGGAAGATGAATTAGAATTTAGTACAGCAAATGCAGAAATGCTAATGAAGAATGGTGTAGACTTTGACAACTGGGTTACTTCGGTACTTGATGATGTTGAAAATTTTTCGAAAAGCAGCTCGAATTAATAGAAATTAAATTAAAGAATTTTTATAATAATTCTAGTGTTAAAATGACTAAAAATAAGTATATTGATATGTGTGAGCAGTTAGGCAAAGTACCTCTAGATGACGAGATGCCTGCCGACTTTGAAGATTTTCCACATATCGTTCAAACAGCCATGAATATTCACGCAATCCTCCCAGACAAGTGGGAGGGTATGAGTGGAACCTATATGGGTAAAGACTACATATTATTACCTTATTTAGCAGAAGAAGTTTATAAGGTAGATAACAAGGCTCAGCTAGTTCAGTTTATTACTTTAATAGATAGATTAATTATGGCACAGAGGGCTGCGGAACAAAAACATAAACAACGAAAAAACAAGAATAGTAAAAAATAAAGGCGAAACGGTTTGATCACCTTGGGGATGCCAATACATCCCCTAGCCTATCTTATTGGGGATAAATATGAAATGGGAATTAGATGAAATAGATTTTATGAGTGTAGCTTTAGAAAAAGGATGGACTCATAAAGAAATAGGAAATGAGCTTAAAAGGACTTCAATATCAGTAAGTCATCAAGCTAATAGATTTAAATTATATAGTACAAATTATAATAAAACACATGCTAAATATATAACTCAAGTACCTACCGATATACTAGTGCTTGAATTATATTTGGGTGCAAATATTAAAATATTACATAAGCATTCATGTGGCTTTGAATGGAAAGTACCACCACGCACAATATTAAGTGGTCATGGGTGTCCTATGTGTAATAGTTCATTCAATAGCAGTATATCAGGTACAACTTACTTAATATATTTTTCAGATTATGACATATATAAATTTGGTATTAGTAATAAACCCTCAATAAGATTTAAGCATTTCGGTAGCATTCCGGAAATAATATTACTGAGAGAATTTACTCTAGGCTCAGAAGCTAGAGAATTAGAAAAACAATGGTCTAAAAATATAGATCATTTAAAAATAAATACTGGATTATTAACGTCTGGTAATACAGAAACATTCAAGGTACCTTAATGGCAGCAATTAAGCAAGAATATATTTTAAAGTTAATCGGAACTGGATTTAAAGGCATTACAAAAGAGATACAAAATCTCAACCGTAATTTAACGGGTATGAGTTCTACAGTACAAGATACTGGTGAATCATTTGATAAGGTTAGTAATAAACAAGATAAGTATTCTAAAAAAGCTAAAGGTGTAGGTCAGCTTACTAATAATCAAACTAAGTCATTTTCTAAAATGGCTCAAGGTATGACAGGCACTCTTGTTCCCGCCTATGCAACAGTAGCAGCTACCGTCTTCGCACTAACAGCTGCTTTCGGCGCACTTAAACGTGCCGCTGACTTGAAAATTCTAACAGACTCTGCAGAAACTTTAGCCGTACAAACTGGTAGATCTCTTGTTACCTTAAGTGAAGGTATGCAAGAAATTACAAATAATGCTATAACTATGAAAGAAGCGTTGGAAAGCGCTAGTATAGCTGCGTCTGCAGGTTTTGATGATAAAACTATTAAAAACCTAACTCAAGTAGCTAGAAACGCATCTGTAGCTTTAGGTAGAGATATGACAGACTCTTTAAATCGTGTATTTAAAGGTGCCATAAAAGCTGAACCGGAACTATTAGATGAATTAGGTATTATACTTAGATTAGATACTGCAGCTAGAAATTACGCCGCTGCTTTAGGTAAGTCAGCTAATGCCTTAACTACTTTTGAAAAACAACAAGCAGTTGTAAATGCTGTACTAGAACAAGGTGAAGATAAATTTAGTGAATTTTCTGAAGTAGATGTTAATGCATTTACACAACTATCTTCATCATTCCAAAATATTTCGGCATCATTAATACAAATAATAAATGTACCTATTACTCCGGTATTAACCTTTTTAACTGAGAATGTGGCTGCGCTAACTGCCGCCATAGTATTGTTTTCAGTTTCTATATTAAGAAAAGCATTTCCGGCGTTATCTAACTTTGTAGAAGTAATGGAAACTAAATTAATAAGTGCTACAGAAAGAGCCTCCGCAGCATTAAAGAAAGCTGAAGCCACTCAAGTCAACTGGGCTAAAAATATAAAGGGAACCAGCGAAGCTGCTAGGAAAGAATTAACTAAGTTTGCTAGGGGTGTAGAAGGTATACAAAAGGTAGTGCAGAAAACTAACAGAGTAGGTAAAAACTTTCAAGATGCATTTAAATTTGGTACTGATACGGAGAGGGGTTTAAAATCTTATAAGAAAGGATTACAGGGAGTTATACGAGCTCTGGAAAATGGTACTAAAGTATCACAGGGATTTAATGAAACTCACTTAGATGAATTACGTGAAGAGTTAGGCGAAACAAATTCTGTAATAAAAAAAATAAGCGGTGGTGCTATAAAGGCTCAAAGTAGCTTGCAACAATTTGGTCAAGGTGTTTCAACAACATTTGCCTTTGCAAAAACTAAGGTTCTAGCATTTACTAGTGCGATTTCCTCAGCAACTATATCAGGTGCATTAGCAGGTTATCAGCACGGTTTTGCAGGATTGAGAGATGAACTTAAGTATCTAGCACTAACTACGAAAGGTTTAACTAGAGCATTCTCTTTATTAGGTGCTACTATAGGTGGTATTGGAGGGGCTTTTCTAAAATGGATACCTATTATAGGGCAAGTTGTATTTGCATGGTCACTACTTTCCTCAGCATTTGAGGCAATTAAAGGATTCATATATGAGGGATCTTTAGTAGATTTTAGTGAAACATTAGAAGATAATACAGAGGCACTTAAAACGGCAGCTAAAAGTGCGGAATACTATAACTCAAAATTAAAAGATTTACCAGATACTTTAGATAACATAGCAAAGAAAGCAAAATTATTATCTAATACATTTGGTACACTATCAGCTAACTTAGAAAATACATTAAAAGATCTTGACTTAAGTGGTGGATTTGATAGCATAGATAATTTCTTAGATGCATTCGCATTAGGAAATCTAGATGAATTAAAAGACCAATTAGTAACAATTACTAAGGTATTGAATAAATTTGGGTTTAGCGAAGATACAAATAGAATACTTAAACAATTCAATAAACTAACTAGACTTAGTGGCGAGGAAGCAGAATATGCTGCAGAAAAATTATTTAAATTATTAAGAGCTAAGCAAGAGGATGCTGCTGGAACATTAGACTTAAATAATGTTATTACAGAATCTCTGGATGAACTTAGTAAAGGTTTAACACAACTAAACGACGGGCTACCAGCATTGACTGGTATTGAAAAAGCTTTCTTTAATTTAAATGTTATACTACGCAACCTAGATGCTACGAATATTTTTACAGTAATATCAGCAATAGAAAAGTTAAATAATTTTGATTTACGTCAACTAGGTTTATCGGGTATTGCTAAAAATATATCGAATATTAAAGTTGACTTAGATGATTATACTAAAAATCTTACAAATGCTAAGAAAGAATTAAAGAAGTTGCAAGATCTACGAGCTTCATCTGGTGGACTAGCTACTGGTGGTGGCCAAGATTATACATCATTTATAACTAAAGAAACAGAAAGGGAGTTTGGGATTTTAACATCTCTTATACAATCGTATTCAAGTAGTATAGAGGAAATTAATGCAAAACTTAAAGAACAATCTGCAGGCATAATTGAGCAACTTGGTAGGGTACAAAAAAGATTCCAAGCAATAGTAAATGCCCAAAAAGAAATAGCAGATATAAGGTCTAGAAATGCTGTTTCTAATATTGAGGAAAGTAAGGGACTAAAAACAAGATTAAGGTTATTAAATGAATTAACAGATGCTGAGAACAAGTATGTAAATACTGTTACATCACAAGTTAGATTTGATTTAAAAGCTGTAGAACAAGCTATAAAAGATACTAAAAAAGAAATAGAAACGGCACCTAAAAAAGATATTGCAGGACTTGAGAAGTCTTTAAAGTCTGGTGAAAGTTTAAGACAACAGTTAAATAATAAGTTGTTAGAGAATAGAAGTAAAATTACTGCTAATTATATAAAGCAAGTTAAGGTATTGCAGAAAGAACTTGGTAAAACTACTAAGGAAGTTGCTGCAGGCTTAAGTGTGTCTGTAGAACAAGCAAGAGTAATTAGAGAAGAATTGTATCAAGGTTATCTTGATGTTGCTATATCTATAGAAGGTATATCAGTAAAAGCTTTGGAATTAGCAGAGCGTATGGTAGCTTCTTCAAAAGCTGCAGAAGATTTCGCTATAGCTATATCTAAAAATAGCCTTCCTTCTGTAGACTCATTGATAGCACAGAACAAAATTATACAGCAGAGAATTGTATCTGAAAAAGCAGAGTTAGAGTATATGCGTGAATTTGGTGTACTACTAAGTGATCGTGTGGATAAAGAATTTATAATAACTAAACAAAAACTACAATCAAATCTAGCGACTGCTAAAGCCGCAGAACTTGCGCTAAAGGGTACTAAGGAAACGACGGCATATGCAACAGCCCAGAAACTTGTAGAACAAATAACTAAAAACATAGCCGCTAATGATGCAAGTAGATTAGTTAATATTAAGAAGTTAACTGCGGAAATGGTTTTACAATTAAAAGCTACTAATGCTAATGCTTTCGAAATACTAAAAGCGGGTGCTTTAGCTACTAAACAAGAGCTGGCACAGATTAAAAGATTGCAGGTGATAGCTAAATTAAAGAAAAATGGTGTTACTAATACAGATGATATTGAAAAAGAATTAAAGGATAAAGATGATATTGATTTTGCAACTAATATTAATTCACAAATAAAATCTGTAATAGATAACTTAGATCCTTTTAGAGAAACTATAAATGAATTATACGCTGCTCTAGATAATGACAAGATTAATAATTTCACTGCAGGTTTATTAGCTATGACTAAAATAGCTAAAGAAGCTGGAGACAATGTTAGTGAAGCTATATTCTCACTAGCCTTAGCGTTTGAATCTTTTGGGGAGAAATTCTCTGGAAAGAATAAAGCAGAAATGCAAGATTATTTACAACTAGCTAGTCAAGCTGTAGGTGCATTATCTAAAGCATTTGATGAGGGTTCTAAACAAGCAGAAGCATTCGCAGCAGTACAACAAGGGTTAGCAATAATAAGCGCCGTAGTCGCAGTACTTGAACAAGGTAAAGGTGACCCTTACTCAGCTTTTGCAAGAATAGCGGCAATGGCTGGATTAGTTACGTCTATACTTTCTGCAGCTAATATGTCATTTGGTGGTGTTAGTGGTAGTGCAACTGCTGGTGAAGATTACACAGCAACAATAGGATCACAAGGCTTAGTTGGTACTGATTTAATTTCTAACTCATTAGTAAACTCTATAGATGAATTAGTTAAAACTAACACTGAACTATTTAGTGCAGAAAGAGAATTACAAATAGCTATAAATAATTTAGGTGATATATTTTTAGGTGTTGCTAGAGTATTTGCAGTTCAATTAGGTGGATTTGGTGAGGCTTCAGCAGCTACTAATTTTGGTCAAGTATTTGGAAAACAAGAATTTGCTATAAAGTCAGGTAGTGGGCAAAGTTATTCTGAAATCAATGAACTAATAAATAAAACAGAAACTTCAGGATTAGCTGAAGCAGGGATATCTGATTTCTTAAAAGAAATAGGTTTCAGTACCCAAGAGATAACTAATTCATTAGTAGACTCTGGTATTCAATTTGGTGCTACAATTCAATTAGTAGGTAGTGAACTGTCATTTAATTTAGAAAACGCTTCTGCAGTATTGGTTACACAAGTAACTACAACTACAAATGATTGGTGGGGTTTAATTTCTAAAACAAGTACAAGATTAGAAACATTATACAGAGCATTACCACAGACATTAGAAAACGCACTTAGTTTTGCATTAGCAAATACTCTTAATACTATTACAAGTATTTTTACAGTATTTGGCAACGCTGTAGATACTAATTTAACAACATTATTTTCAGATATAGGTATTATAAGTATAGATACATTAAGAATTAGTTTAAAAGATAAATCAGTACAAGAGCAAAGTGATGCAATTGCAGCATGGTTCTCTAATATGGGTAATACAGTAATTTCGAAGGTAATACCATTTATAACTGATTTTGCAAGAGCTGGTGAAGAGTTATCAGATACATTAATTAGAATAACTAATACAACTATACAGTTATCAAATTCATTTAATAAACTAGGTTTAGATATTTCATTTATTGTATCTACAGGTAATTTAAGTACTACTATAAATTCAGCACTTGAAGCTTTAAAGCTAGAAATGGTTGCCTCTTGGCAAGAAGCATTTTTAAGAAACTTTAAAGATTTAGATGAATTTAATGTATTATTTGATAAGTTTTCTAATGCTTTATTTACAGAAACAGAACTACTTGAAATAAGTTTAGCAACAGCAACTGATACAGTAGGTAATGGTTTTGACATTTTACGTCAAGAATTAATAGCTAGAGGTGATTTAGATTTATTAGCTACGCTAGGTCCTGATAATACTTCAGAAGCACTAAGAGCAGTATATGAATTAGGACAAGAAACAAATGCTTTCGCTACAGTCGTTGACGTTGCAACAGGTGAGATAGATTCATCAGGTGCAGATTTATTTGCTACTATGATTCAACTTGGCGCAGCTTTAGATGATCAACAACAAGCAATAGTAGAGTTAGAAGATAGTATTGATAATTTAAACCAACAATATGAAAGACAAATAGCTTTATTTGGTTTACTGGGTAAAGAGTTAGAATTATTACAATTAAGTTTCGACTTTGAAGATGCAGTAAAAGAAGCTATGGAAACAGGTACGGAAATGTCACTAGTTGAAACATACTATGGTTTACTACGCCTTGATATTATTAGAGATTATAACCAAAGAATAGTTGATTCAATTGAAGATACTATGCTTTCAATTAATGGTTCAATATTAACTGTGCTTCAATCAGCTTTAGGTTGGAATGAAGTATCATACCAAAGTATTCGTGTTACAAAGATAGTTGATAAATTAGCAACTAGCTTAGGTAATATTGGACAAGGTATTAACTTCTCAGTATTTTCAGATTTATCTGATACTAGTGAGTTCTTAACTACATTAGAGAAATTTATAGAAATTACTGTTGGTAGTGGTGAGACTATTACTGATCAAATCAACTTAGTTGAAGAACTACAAAACGCAGTAATGGCAAGATATGAGGCAGAAGTTGCAGCAGCAGAAGATTTAGAATCTAGTATAATGGATTCAATATCTGCACTTAAAGACTTATCTGAAGAAATAGGTAACTTCTTAGATGACCTATTTGTAGGTGATTTATCGCCATTAACAAATGCACAAAAATTAGCTGAGGCTCAAACACAATTTGATACGAACCTTCAAAATGTATTGTCTCAAGATACTGAGTTAGCGGAAGCTGCTAGAGGAGATCTTTTACAAAGTGCTTCTACATTATTAGAATTAGCAAACGTATTCTGGGCAATTGGTCCGGAATACCAAGCTATATTTAATAATGTTGTAGGTGCTTTAGAATCTATAGATCAAAATCTATTAGCTGAAATTGGGTTATCTGAGGAAACTCTTGCTATTAATTCACTAGAAGACTCACTGACTGAGCTTCAGCTACAAACAATAACACAACTACAAACATTAGATGATATACTTGTAGCTTTAAACGAACAAAATACAATTAACTTAAATAATGAGCTAACGGCATTAATGCCTTCAGTTGTTAATAATCTAGATGCTATATTAGTTAAGCTAGATCAAGTTAATAATGATTCTTGGAATCCTATATTAACTCAATTAACAATGTTAAATAATACAATGGGTAACTTTGCAATGAATTCATTTGCTTCTGGTGCTGAGGAAATCAGTTATGACCAAGTAGCTATGATACATAAAGGTGAAACAATATTAACATCTGATACTTCTAAATCTATTAGAAGTGGTGATTCTATTTATGGTACAGCAGATGCACTATCTACAAACAGTGGAGACAACTCTGACATAGTATCTGCAATTAGTATTTTAACTCAAGTAGTAGCTTCAGGAAATGAGGATATGCTTAATAAAAATGAAGAACTTAGAGTTGCAACTAAAGATGTTGGGACTAGTATAGGCTTTTCTAAAACAGCGAGCACAAAAGGTATAGTATAAATGGCAACTGAGCAAGATTGGCTAGATGCAGATAATCATAAAATTGTCTTAGTAGATATTTCCTATCATGATGGAACTAGTTTAAACACAAAGTACTTTAGTAGCTATCCCTATGTTCAAAGATATGGGGAAAGCTTCATAAATATTTTGGGTGATTCAATATCTAGTATATCATATGATGATATAGTATTTGATGTATCTAGAATAACAACTAAAATCAATTCATCCAAGTCTATTGGTAATATTACATTACTTAATACTGAAGGTGAATATGATGATATGCTAGGTATAAGTAATTCTTGGGAAGGTCACACTATTAAAATATATATAGGTGATCCTAACTGGACTAGAAATCAATTTATTTTAATTTTAGAAGGCGTATTAGATTCACTAACGGCGCCAGAACCTCACTTATTAGCTATAAATATACGAGATAAGAAAGAAGTTTTAAATGTAACAACGCAAGAAGCTACACTTTATTATACAAGTGTTACAGTTGATTATTTAAACGGTAATAGTGTTGGACTATATGATAAGTTTCCTACTATATTTTCCAAGAAGTTATATGATACTTCTGGAGCATATTTAGATTTTGACACCTCTTTAGGTGTTATACCCTCAGGTACCGAGAACACTTTAGTACCTATATGTTTAGGTAAAGTATTTAATATTGAACCAGTATTAGTAGATTCTTACAATCATGTATATCAAATACATGAATGTCCAGATAATACTAATTATGGTATATCTGAAGTAACTGAAGTGCGCGCTAATGGCGTGAAGTTAACTGGTATTAATGATGCTAATTTAGATAAGTTAGTTGATAATAGTTTAAATGGTACTGGTACAACATTAACAAGTGTAACTATTACAGGAAATGTAATAGATTGCACAGGTTTAACATGGACTACAGGCACATACTCTAGAGGTGTAATAAGAAATATAACTTTAGATGAGTCTAGATACGTTATAGGTTTTACAGATGCGGATACCGTGACTGTAAATACTAATGCAACAGATCAAACTGCAACAGTAGCGGGATGGTTAACGGGGCATACATATGAAGGTTGGTTAAGTACTACGGCGCCAACAGTGGATGCATTACAATATGAAGAAAACTTACAAGCTGGTTGCATACGTTTATTAGTACATGATCAAAGTACACAAATTACTTGTGATATTACTGGACAAGCAGCTAGAACTCAATATACCAGTAACGCTATTGTGCCGGGAATAATTTCACACAGTGCAGCGTTTATAGTAGAATATTTAACACTAGAGAAAACAAGTTTAGCTGTAGTAAGTACTATTGATACTGATATATGCCCACAAACATTCAGTCCCACAGGGTCACTACCTTTTACTAATACAGATAGTTTAGGTATCTATATAAAAGATGAATCAAATGTATTAAATGTTATAACAGAAGTCATGGCCTCAGTTGGTGGGTATATTAGATTTGAACGCTTATGTGTATTACAGATATTCAGATTTGTAGATCCACTTTTTGAAACATCTAATTTAACGTTAACTGAAGATTTAATTGTTGAAAAGGGTCTAAGTATAACTAGTATAGAACTGCCAGAGAAGTCTATTAATCTAGGTTATATGAAGAATTGGACAGTACAAGATAAAGCCGCTGTAGCTGGTTCGGTATTAGAGAGTGATAATTTAGACTTCTTAGATCAGCTTACTACTGAGTACAGTAATGTTATTAAATATACTGGATTAACTAATACTGAATATCCTTTACTTACAGATTCAGATTTAGTTGGTACTTTAATATATTCAAGTACAGATGCAGATACTGAAGCAAATAGAAGATCAGTAATAAGAAGCAAAAAAAGATATATAAATAAAATAGAAGCCGTAGCTTCTCCATTTACATTAAGTATAGGGGATGTTATAACAGTATTAAATAGTAGGTATGACTTTACATACCCAGGTAAAAAAGTAATAATAATAGGGTTGGAAGAGTACCCAACGGATAAACGAGTAATATTGGAGGTTTGGGGATAAAATGAGCAAAATAAGATTCATTATAGATAATTATATAAATACTGCAAGTATATCTGCAGAGCCTACTATGGATACTAATTTACCTGTATTTAATGTACAGGAGTCTTCTAGATCAAAAATTACTAGAAGTGTTGATAATACTAACCAAGTAATAAAAGGGTTCTTTTCAAGTGTTAAAGATGTCTCAGCTATTGTTATTGGTAGACATAACTTTGTTATAGATATGCAATATAGAATAACACTATATAATAGTAGTATTTTAGATACAGAATATACTAATACAGGTGGCACAGAGAGTGCCAATGATGATTTCTATATTGCAGGAAATCGTGCAAGTATTTTTATTGCTGGTGTTGATTTTGATGTTATAGGGGATACTTCATATATTCATTCTTGTGCAGGTGGTACTAATAATACTTCTCCTACACAAGATATATTTCAAGTAGCTACAGATGTAACTACTGACTATATTTTAGGAACTAAGTTTAATTATACCGGGGATACTACAACTACTTCTAACAGAATATATACAGTAGTTAGTTCTACGTATAGTGCTCCAGATACATTTATAACTGTAGAAGAAGAAACAGGTGGAGCTATTTTCGATGGTAGCTTAGCACCTTATGCAAGCTATACTGTTGATACTGGTGGGGCTACAGAAAACGTTACAACATTTGCTGTAACCGGCGGTGTAGATAATGCAGATCCTACAAATGATATTTTTTATATCACAGGAGATCAAACTGCTATAATAAATAGGGCTACATCAATCACTGTAACAGGAGATACTAATACAGCCTCTAATATTACATATAGCATAGTGGGTGTAGCATATAATGGAGGATCTACTAGAACAGAGATTACAGTTGAAGAAGATATTTCAGGCCATTCCTTTGATGGGGACATATTGCCTATATATACTACTATACCTGTTGTTACTAATACAATCACAACACCTAATTTTGATGGTATAATATTACCAGATTTCTTAGCTTGGGATAGTGGTATATTAAATGTTACTTCTGAAACTGAAGCTACTAGCTTATGGGAGTGGGGATCATTTTTATGGGGTGTAGAAGCATGGGGATCAGATAAAATAACTGTAGAATTTTCCCCCCCCTCTAATATAGTTGAGTGGATACCTACAGTTCAAACCGGTATTAGGGGTTTTAAAATAGAATTATTTAGTGCTGGTAGTAATATTTCATATTTTGAGGTTGGTAGATTAATAGTAGGTAAGTATATACAACCTACATATAATATTGGTTATGGCCATTCATTAACATGGGAAGAAACAACTAAACAATATAGAACAGACTCCGGAAGTCTAAGATCAGACGTATCTATTCCTTACAGAAAGTTTGAATTTAGCTTAGGTACTATTACGGAAACAGATAGAATAACTTTACAACATGAATTAAGAAATGCTGGATTAAGGCGCGATATGTTTGTTAGTTTATTTCCAGAAGATGTATCAAATGATAAAAAAGAAGATTATAGTGGAATAGTAAAAATGACAAAAGTACCTAAATTTACTGAATTTGCACAAAACTATTACAAATCAAAATATATAATGGAAGAGGTTTAATACATGGCAAATTATACACAATATATACCTGCTGTAAATAGTACTACATACCCTGTAAGCATTAACGACTGTTTTACAGCATTAACTACGGATGTATCAGCCTTAGAAACAGATAAATTAAATTTAGCTGGAGGTACTATGACTGGTGCTCTTATAATATCTACAGGAGGTGCTACGCTTACAGCTGGAAATTTAACACTATCCGCTGGTAATATGATAGTCTCAGGTACAGTAGATGGTAGAGATATAGCAACTGATGGTACAAAATTAGATGCTATAGAAGCTTCAGCTACTGCAGATCAAACAGGTGCAGAGATTAAAACTGCATATGAACTAGAAGCAGATACTAATGCTTATGATGATGCAGCTGTAACTAAATTAGGTAATATTGAAACTTTAGCAACTGCAGATCAAACAGGTGCAGAGATTAAAACTGCATATGAACTAGAAGCAGATACTAATGCATATGATGACGCCGCAGTAACTAGTGTAGGCACTATAGCAGCCAAAGCCCCCATAGCTAGTCCAACATTTACTGGAACTCCTAGTTTACCAACAGGTACAACAGGCACTACTCAATCGGCAGCTGATAATAGTACTAAATTAGCTACTACAGCTTATGCTGATGCTGTTTTACCTTCCTTTAGGGGATGTTTGGTAGGACTTACAAATACTTTAACAATAAATGATGAGTCTGCTACAAGTGTACTTTATAATATAGAACAATATGATACGGATACTATACATGATCTTACTACTAATAAAGATAGATTATATGTACCAACAGGTGTAACTAAAGTTAGGATGACTGCACAAATTTTCATGTCTGATGCAGATAGAACTACTATAACAGATGAGCAGTATTTTATTCTTAAAAATGGATTAAGTAATTATACGGGGGCACCTCATTCTAGGATTGATTATACACCTTTAAGTCAGGAGGCTTGTATACAGTTAACATCACCTATTTTAGAAGTAACGGATACAGACTATTTTACAGTAAGTATAACATTAGATACTTCAGGTGGGGCAGCTATTTGGCTAAAAACTGGTGGACAGTATAACTGGTTCGCAATGGAGGTTATAGAGTAATGGCTAATTATTCAGCTTATATACCAGCTGTGGGCGCTATAGATTACCCAACGCAAATATCTAACTTCATTACTATTAGTGAGGCTATAGATACAGAAGTAGAAACAGCTAGAAATGGTGAATCTACTTTATTAGATGGAATTAATTTAAAGTTAAATCTATCAGGTGGAACTATGACTGGGGCTTTAACTATTTCGACAGGGGGTGTTACACTAACAGCAGGTAACATAATAGTCTCGGGAACCGTAGATGGTAGAGATATATCTATTGATGGCACTAAGTTAGATGCTATAGAAGCTTTAGCAGATGTAACAGATACAACTAATGTAACTACTGCCGGTGCTTTAATGGATTCAGAAGTTGATGCAGATATTAAAACCTTAGCGTTACCAGCCAATACAACAATTAGCGCCTTCGGTGCTACTGTTGTTGATGATGCTGATGCTAATACAGTATTAACTACACTGGGTTTAGATACTGATTTAGGTTCTATTTCTTTACCTGCCAGTACAACAATTAGCACCTTTGGTGCAAGTCTTATTGATGATACTAGTGCAACAGCAGCTAGAGCAACGTTGAGTGCTGCGGGTACTGGAGTTACTAATACTTTTACACTTACTAATACTTTCTCTATTATAGATACAAAACTAATTACTGAAACTAGTATTACAGCTACCCCAACTACTACATATACTGCGGATTTAAGTACTGGAAGTCTTTTTCAGTTAACTATGGGGGGAAATACTACAATATCTTTTTCAAATATACCAATAACAGGCAAAAGTACCACAGTTACTTTTGTATTAATTCAAGATGGTACCGGTAATAGAGTACCTGCATTTCCAGCATCTGTTGATTGGGATGGAGGTATTTTACCAACATGGGGCACTACATCAGGTAACGAAGATGTAGTAACAGTATTCACCTATGATGGAGGTACAAAGTGGCGTGGAAACTTAGTTGGACAGAATTATGCTTAATAACATTATAAAGTTTTTTAAAAGACTATTTGGTATAAAAAATAAACCAATAGAACAACTAATAGAACAACCAATAAAACAGGAGAAAACTGTGTTAAAAAGTTTAAGAGCAGCAGCGGGTCATAAATCACATGCATTAAAAAGTTATACAATTACAACAAATGCAGATGATCAAAATATGTTTACTTTATTTGATTCTCCTACAGCAGTTATTCAGTATGAACTAATAATTAACAGTGCAGTAATTATAGGTTCAACATCTACAACAAATGCTGCACTAACAATTGGAAACTTTCCCTCAGGCTCAATAATAACTATTATTAATAATGGACAAATAATTGGAGCTGGTGGTGATGGTGGAGCTGGTGGTACTTCTGGAACTCCTATAGGCTCTGTTGGTAATAACGGTGGAGATGCCATAACTACTACACTAGATTTAACTATAGATAATACAAATGGTGATGTATTTAGTGGTGGTGGCGGCGGCGGCGGTGGTGGTCATTCATATGGTGGTACTGGAACTTGTGGAGATGCAGGTGAAGCAGATGGTGGCGGCGGTGGTGGCGGGGCCGGTGATACTGGTGGATCCGGTGGTTCTGGAGGTAATGTAGGGTTAGCAGGTACAACAGTAGGTGGTACGGGTGGTGCATTAACAAATGTAGCAAATGGTGCTACGGGTGCTGGTGGTGATGGCGGTGAATATGGTATTACTGGTAATTCTGGTACTTCTAGTGGTAGCGCTATATGTCCTACTAATGCTGGAGGCTCAGGTGGTTCAGCTGGTAACGCAGTTAGTTTAAATGGTAATTCTATAACTTGGGATGGTGGTAATAATGGAGATCAGGTTAAAGGATCAGTTGCATAAGTAATGGAGAAAACAACAAATGGCTAATTATACAGCATATATACCAGCATTAGGATCTACAACATATGATGTACAAATATCTAATTTCATTGTAGCAAGTGAAGCTATAGATACAGAAGTAGAAACAGCTAGGAATGGTGAAGCTAATTTATTGGATAGTATTAACTTGAAATTAAGTTTAGCTGGTGGAGCTATGTCTGGTACTATTACTAATTTTACTTCTACTGGTATAGATGATAATTCCACAGCTACAACTTTAACATTAGATGCTAGTAACAATGCAATTTTTGGGGATAATAACCGTATATATTTAGGTACTGATAGTGATATGTATTTATATCATAGTGGTACTAATAGCTATATATCTAATACTGTTGGGAATATGTATATTAGAAATTCTGGTGTAACTAGTGATTTATTTTTAGATAATTTAACAGTATCCCAATATACATATTTAAGAACACAAGATAGTGGTAACACACAGAAAAACAATATAATACTTGGTGGACCTACACCCTATATAAGATTATACCATGATGACACTGAAAAACTAAGAACGACATTAAATGGTATAACTGTAGGAAATGCCCCAAGCACAGAAACTGTAGCAATAGAAGTAGGTTTAGGAAGATCAGGTAATGGTACCAGCCACATAGACTTAATTAGTGATGTTACACATACAGACTACGGCTTAAGAATTGTACGAAATAATACTGGTGCTAATGCAACCTCACAAATACTCCATAAAGGCACAGGTAATCTTGAATTAATTACAGAGAGCGCGAGTGATCTTGTATTTTATACAACAAATACACAACGCGGATACTTCGATAGTTTAGGTGGATTAGTTATTGGTAGTCCTACAGGTGGTCCTAAGGGTGTTGGATCAATTAATGCAAGTACTATGTTTGTTAATAATAATGCAGTATGGCATGTTGGTAATGATGGTGTAGGGTCCGGTTTAAATGCAGATTTATTAGATGGTAACGAAGGTATATATTATGCACCCTTAGCTAGTCCAACATTTACTGGAACTCCTAGTTTGCCAACTGGTACTACTGCAACTACTCAAACAATAGATGATAACAGTACTAAATTAGCTACTACAGCATATGCCGATACAGCAGCTACGGAGGCTGCGGCTGTTAAAGTACCTCTTAATTATATATCAGGACTTAATTTATCAAATAATACAACAGATGCCAATAAAGATATAGATATAGCAGCTGGAGAGTGTGGTTTATCCGATACTACATTTGCAGAATTATCTGCTACTATGGTTAAACAATTGGATGCTACTTGGGCAGTGGGTACTAATGCTGGTGGTATGGCTGTAATAACTACTGAGACAGGTACATTTACTACTTCAGGTACGGCGGTAACTGGTTCTAGTTCATCTTTTAATACAGAATTTGCAGTTAATGATGTTCTATATTCTGATGATAAGGTAGAAGGTAGAAGGATAACAGTTGTTACTAATTCAACTACTATGACAATAGAGAGTGCATTTACTACAGACGTATCTGTAGCAGATACTGTTAAGAAAAATGGTCTAGCCCCTAATACATGGTATCATACGCATTTAATTAAGAAAGTTTCAAATGGAGTAATAGATGCATATTTTGATTTATCTACTAGTGCTGCTGGAATTCCTTCTGGATATACAGCATATAGACGTATTGGTTCAATAAGAACGGATGGTAGTTCTAATATATATGCGTTTGTTCAAGATGGGGATACTATTATTTGGCTAGATAATAAAACAATTACAAATTCTATTGTTACATCTAGTACTTATGTAGAAAATATGTATAAACCACTAGGTATAAACTGTTTGGCGCATATACAGGGATATGCTACTTGTGGTGCAACGGGGGGTGGATCACTATATTATCGTTCAGATTTAGAAAGTACACTATATCTTATAGGCCCAACAAGAGACAACTACGATTATGGTTGTAGTGTATTTTACTCACTACAACAAGATGGGCTTTACTATTATTTTTCAAGCTCAGCTAGTATTTCTGGAGCAATAAATTCTATAGGTTACACTGATTTCAGAGGAAAGAATTAATGCAAGTAATATGTAATAAAATAACCAAGAAAATAGAAGTTTTTTCTCAATATGATGATTTACGTTGGGACTCAGTTACGCAGGTAAGTTTACAGATAGGATATACTCCTGATACTACAACGGAGAGACTAAATGCAACTAATGATGGTTTAGATACCATTAATCAGGCTGCAATTGATATAGAAATTGATGTAGAAAAAACAGCTGAAGCAGATATAGAATTAGTTTTTGACTCAACATTAAAAGCCTTCGCCTTAGTCGTTTTAGATGAAATTAACATTCTTAGAACTCAGGCAGGATTGCCTAGTAGAACAGTTCAACAATTAAAAACTGCAATTAAAGCAAAATTATAAGGAGAAACAAATGGAAATATTTATAGCACAAGCACTAACCTTTCTAGGGTTAGAAATGATTTTATTAGGCGCACTAATAGTGTATGCCTTTTATAAAGCAAACTGGTCTAAGGAGCAGTTTATGAAGAACTGGGTACATGCGGAAGGTGGTAAAACCTCAGTATGGAAAGGAGTATCAGTAATCTTAATAGTTCCCATTATTCTAGCGGGAATATTATATGCTGGTAATAGTAATGCGGCAGATACAACATATTTCGACAGCGCAACGGTATTTGTAGGTATAGATAATACATTAAGGCCTAGCCCATTTTGTAAAGGGGGCGGTATAAATAACCGTTTGTCCAGTAACATTGGATTTGTTCAAAACATGATAACAGATGATGTTATGAATATTGGCTTAAAGTACACGCATCACAGTTGTGCTTTAAATCCTGACGATAATGCATATGATTCACTGGGTATTGTAATTGAATGGAAAATCTGGTAGTATTATTACTAATAGCATTGGTGTTACTCGGATGTTCATCACCTAAAGCAATACACTCTTGGGAAAATATGCAACCAAGAATAGATGTAAATATCACAGAAGATTTTACTGAACTTAGAGAAAAATATAACATAAAGATACCAATACAAGGATTAACGGTTTTTAAAAATAATAAATGTTATATTTACATTTTACCATTATTAGATGTATATGATGATAAAGCTATGTGTGTAGCTGGACATGAATTGTTCCACTGTATATATGGTCATTACCATACAGCTAAAAATGCTGATAGTTGTACTTTTTGGGAGAGAAGATGAATAAGATAATTATGATAGCTATAATGGCTATTTCAATGAATATATATGCAGATAATCCACATCACGATGAGGAAAAAGAATCTGTAGTTACTAATACTAGTACAAGTATATATAATGAATATAACATACAGTCTGCTATAGCAATAGCTGCAGGTCAACATCACTTTGATTATGGTACTTATGCATATCAAAAGTCTGTAACTGCCGCAGTATATGGAGATTCATCAGCAGTCTCCGCTGCATTAGCACATAGAGAGTGTCGAGATTGTGGGTTATTTAGTGCATCAATATCAGCGGGTAACGTTAATAATGATACACAAATAGGTATAGGTATTGGCTATACATGGAGCTATTAATATGAAAAACTTATATAAAAGAGTTAAAGCTTTTGTAGACGCATATAAAATGTGGTTATTCTTAATAGCTTTATTTGGTACTAATGGTATGCAGGCGTATTTATCTGATACTACACCAGTAGAGACTATAGTCATTGAGGAAGAAGTTGATGCTGTTCCAGCTAAACAGGATCACGAAAGATGGAATCCTACAGAAACAAAAGTAGTTGTTAAGTTACTTGATTGTGGCTCAAATATTAGAGAACATGAGAAAGAACATCACGGAGGAAGATAATGCCAAATTTTGGAAGAACATCTAGGGATAGATTAGGTACTTGTGATGCTAGATGGCTTCATATATTAAGCGAAGTCGTTAAATATTATGATTGTACTATTATCACAGGACACAGAACAAAAGAAGAACAAAACGCTAAATTTGACCAAAACCTTTCAGAGGTTAGTTGGCCAAATAGTAAACATAATTCTATACCCTCAATGGCAGTGGATGTGGCCCCTTGGCCAATTCCCACAGATTGGGGTGCTACAGAATGGAAAGAACGCACTAAATTTTATGAACTAAAAGCAATTATCTTTTATGAAGCTGCTAAGAAAGGGATTACAATTAGGTGGGGTGGTGATTGGGATAGAGATTATGACTATACCGATAATAAATTTGATGACTTAGTACATTTTGAAATAGTAGGAGATTAATATGGAATGGAGTGATTTAGGCTCAAGCCTAGCAAGTATAGCACCGATTTTAGGTGGTGCAGTGGGTGGTCCTGGTGGGGCTGCAATAGGTAGTTTAATATCTAATATGTTTGGTGGAAAGCCAGATGATAGTCCTGAGCAGTTAGCTAGACTAATTGAAGCAGATCCACAAGCTGCTGTTAAACTAAAAGAATTAGAATATACACATAAAGTAGATCTTGAGAGACTGATTATACAAGGTAGATCTAATGAGTTAGCTCATGAAACTTCTCAAGTTGAATCAGTAAATGCTACTATGCGAACAGAGGCTGTTTCAGGTGATGCTTGGCAACGTAGATGGAGACCTTTCTGGGGGTATATATCAGGGGTGGCTTTCTTTATACAGACAGTTGCACTTATATATGTTATGATAGCAGTACCTGCAACGGCACCAGCTATTATTAGCTCTATAGCATCTTTACAAGTATTTTGGTCTGTACCTTTAGCGGTACTAGGTATTTCAGCATATCAACGTGGTAAGGAAAAACGCGCTGCATTGGGTGAAGACTTTAAACCATTATTTAACTTATTTAAGAAATAAAAAAAAGGGGCGCAAGCCCCTTTTCTTTTTATTTACCTTGTAGTATCTTCATACTTTGAAGGACCACCGGTCATTCCATCATCTTTCTTTGCCACTTCAAATTTAACTAACTCAAGTTGTGGAAAATCAAAAGTTTGAGTTTCAGGTAACTTTCCATCCTTATCAACTCTTGGTTGTATAGTAAATCTAGTACAGCCATTTAGGTAGTCATGTTGAGATACTATAACACCCATAAAACCTGAAACTATATCTTTTACACTATCTCCTAGTTTAACATCCATTTCTTACTTCTCCTTTTCTATTTCTTTTATTGTAATTTCACGATTATCATATACATAAAAGTCTACAGATTCCCCATCTTGCATTACTACATCTTCAAAATTAGCATTATCAGTATTAATACTATAATCAGTAACACTGACAATAACTTCTGTATTGTCATCACAATGTGCTTCTACCTTAACAGTTGTGGTCATTTACTTCTCCTTATTTAACAGGACAAACACCCTGTGGGCAGTCGTCCTCTTCCAATTCTTCAAAAGAATCAGTATTATCAAAATTAACTGGTAATATGTCTTTAACATATTCATCATATTTAACTTTAGTAACATACTCTTGTGGTAAATAACTAAAACCTAGGTCTTTAGCACTTACAGTCGGGTCATTCTTAAACAGAAATGAAACACCTACATATACGTCCCAATGTTGTAACAGCCAATTCACAATTTTTTCTTTTTCATCTGGATTGTAATATATTGTATTACTTACATTCTGGTCACAATAATGGGTTTGAATCTTACGATATCTTTCCAATTGCGTTATGGCACATTCATCAGTTACTTCGAGAACATCTTCAGAACCGTCAGATCTAGTTACTATTTTCGTTGTAAAATCTACATTTTCAAATTTTACTGGAAGGCATACTAACACACCAGTCGAATCAGTAGGATTGACCAACGATCGATAATTTGCATCCTTTAATTTTTGAACTAAGGGATCTAGCTCATTAAAGTTAATCCAATTAAATAAGTACTTACCTGCTGGCTTATGTACGCCTTCTGTAGTATCCATTATTTTAGATAGTGTTCCACTAGGCTTAACTGTGGTTACATTCTTTGGGTGTTGCAAACCTAATTCATTCGCCATACCTCTAGCAGCTGTAACTGCAGAGTAACGTAAATCTTTCCAATCATACTCTGTCATATCATCGCGCTGCGCGATACCCGTGACACCAGTACCACATAAACGTAAGAATTCATTGTTAAGATGCCAAGCTTCTTGTAACACACCATCCCTGAAATCAACTACAGTCTGTCTATAGTTTGCTCTTGCAACAAGGGTTGCTACTTTATGAAGGTCGGCGCTGTTACCAATAAATTTTGATACATCAATCTCCACTAAGTTACAAAATGACTTGTTACCTAATAGTATCTCTGCACAAGGATTAACTCCCGCGAACCATGGAGCTCTGTTTTTAGCAGTTTGACCATTAATAAAACCGGGTTCAGAACCACCAGCAGCTATCATCTTATCGAATATCTCTGTCAGTTGTTCATTGGAAGGTTTCTGATAAAACACTAAAGAGTTATTAGATTGCTGTCTATGTATATAGCCTTCCTCATAACATTTCTCTTTAAAGTTAGCAAACTCTAACCATTCATCACTACCATACTCCATTAGCATAATTTCAGCAGATCGTCTAGAACTTAAGACAGTTCCCAGATGATTTAGTACTTCAATTATATCTAACTTACTAAGTAGGCCACCAGCTCTCTTATTAAGTATCTCAGCAATTTTAGGATACGCTCTAGATATAGGTCCGTCTCCTGAAGAGATCCAACCATATCCGGCTAATCTGTCACCTGCTGGTCTTATTTCTGAGAAGTCAAATATAAGTGTATGGGCTGGGTATTTTCCTGCCAATAGTTTACCTATTGATTTAGCCCAGGCTTCAGCACTATCACCAACTGAAATAGTCCATACACCATTAATATAATGTTCCTCATTAGTAGATCTTCCGCCTTTAGCAGTTCTAGTAGAGTTAATAACTTGTATATTTTTTATAGGTTTTCTAAAACCGGTTAAAGTACCTACTTTCGCAGTACCACCAATACCAGTACCTTGTAATAATAACCATAAAGAATCTACAACGTCATAAACTGTTTCAACATTTAAATGTGCACAGTTAAATTGACTAGCTTCTCTTCGTTTTGCTACTTCAGTACCACCTAACCAAAGTGTTCTACCACTTGGTAAAGCTTCACGTGCTAGCATGACCTCTCTTAACTCTTCTAACTCATATTCTTGGTCACTATTTAAGTATGCCCATTCTAGCATATCTTCCGTGATATCATGTAAAGGCATATTCTTAAGTTTATTATGTGTTAAGGCTCTTTCCCATAACCATCTTTGATGCCCAACAACTCTATCTATAGTATCGTCCCAAGTTTCAAATCTTGTTTCGTCAAAGTCAATAGGTCTATTATATGTTCTTCTTGTTATAATCTCTGCTCTAGTACTTGGCATTTATTCTACTCCACTACTTCCGAACCCTTGTTCGCCTCTTCCAGTTTCCTGTAGTTTAGTTACTACTCTAAAAGTATCTATTCTAACTGGTACAACTAGTATTTGACAAAATCTATCAAATTGATTGATTTCTACAGCTTCATCACCGCCGTTAACTAAGTTAACTATAATTTCACCTCTGTAGTCTGAATCAATTACACCCACGGTATTAGCTAAAGTTAGTCTATATTTAGATCCTAAACCACTTCTAGGTACTACCATACCTATGTGTCTTACAGGTATTTCCATTCTAACACCTGTATATATCTTAACCTTTTGTCCGGGTTCTATTGTAATATCTGGATTGTTTGAACGTAAGTCCCAACCACCATCCCATCGATTGCCTTTATATGGCTCACAATCTTCATTATCTAAAACTATTCTAATCGCCATTAAATACCTCTTCTATTTTTTCTATATTTTCTTTACCTATGGCATCCTCACAATAAGTGAGCAAATCCATAAGCTCATAATTTACTAATAATTGATCACCAAATTTATTTAAGTTCTGTATATACTTATATTTACTAGCTATTGGTAAGCTTGCATACACATCATAAGCAGTCTCATAATCTCTTAGTATGGTATTAGCGCGTTTTTCACCAATACCTTCCACACCCGGTACATTATCTCCCTTATCACCCATAAGTACTTTAATACTTATGTGTTGTTCTGGTTGATACTCGTAAAAGTCATTCCATGTATCTAATGTGATTTCTTTCCTACTTGTATATGCGAATCTTGAAACATTATCTGCAATCATCAAATCCCAATCTTTATCAGATGAAATCATCCAAGTATGCTCAAAACTATCCTTGTAGTATTTAACAAGATAGGCTGCAATATCATCAGCTTCAACACCTTTAAATCTAAAAGTATCGTACTGTAAGCCTAACAATTCAAATGCTACACCAAACTCCTCTAAGAAATCTTGAAAATCATCAGCCTCTTGTTGCGTTTGCTTTGCTCTAAGATCCTTACGATTTGCTTTATAATCTGGGTATAAAGCTTCTCTATAAGAGGAACCTCCATCACCTAGAACAACAACTCTCCTAGCATCATACGATTTAGCTAAGGATTGTACTGTCTTTACATACAAGGGTGCAAAATCTTTCTTATTTGCAAACTTATACCTAAATGCTAGATTTAATCCATCTATTATAAGCAAGTTTTCGTATCTATTTTTCTTTATAAAATCTGTTCCCATTATATAAACTCTACCTTTTCGTGTATTAGCCACTCTTCTAGGAGTGCTATATATACTGGTAATTCCTCACCATCATAAAAGTACATTAAATATACTTCTAAATTAGCAGGTTCTTCCCAACTACAAATATAAAATTTACTTCTATCATGTTTAAATATTAGTAAGGGTTTTTTATTTACCTGTATACCTTGTCTTATTGCCTGAACCATCCAGTCTCGTAAAGGTAGTCCAGCACCACTAACCAATAAATGATTAATTGCAGACTCCTTATATGACTTAACTTCTATGCAATATTTATTACTTTCATCAGGAATGTATAAATCACCCTTCAATCCATGTACTGCATCTAATGCACCTGAAGCAGGTATTCTTTGCCAATTTAATCCTGTATGTTTAGTAAGTATCTCTTTAGCTTTAGATTCTGCTCTTGCACCTTTTGCTCGACTATCTACCATTATCTATCCTACTTATTTTATTTTCCTTTATTATATTTATCTTAGGGATTAATGGATGTGAATACTCATGACTAACTAAAAACGTATTTAAGTCCTTCTCTTTCAGTAATACTTCTATTAGCTTTTCTTTGCCTTCTTCATCTAGAACTCCCATTACCTCATCTAAAAATAAGATATTAAGCTTTGTTGAAGATATTGCAGACATTAACTTCCGTATAGCTAACAGTGTTGCTGTATTGATACGTGCTAGTTCACCTGCTGATAGTTCTTCAATAGTTATAGATGCACCTTCGTCCAATATCTCTATATTAAGTTTTTCTTCCTGTAATATAAATACTATTTGGAATTTCCCTGAAGATAATTCTTGTAAATAAGAGTTAATTTGTAACTCTAAGTCTTTTATTAAATAATCCAATTTATAATTCAACAGTCCATTTGTGCTAAAAGCCTTTTTAAGTATGCCTAATTTATTTTTCTGTTCTTCTATTTCATATAATTGTTCACGTACATCTTCTGCTTGTAATTTGTACTCTTCTAGCTGTGCAGTTATAACTTTAACAGTCGAATTATTACTTTCAGCTTTGTTATTAAAAGTAGATATGCGTTTAATATCTTCAGTAATATTTCTAAGTTTAGTCTCTAGCGCAGTTATATTTTTTAGTATATCACCCTCAACCATTATATCACTTAATATTGAATTATCAACTAAATTTTGTAGTGTAGAGAAATCATCTGATACCCTTTCACGTTCTTTTACCTTATTAGCTATTTGCTGATAATTTTTTAACTTATCTTCAACATCTTTTATAGCTTTATTAACTATAGAGGCGTCAGTCTCTAGGTCTGATATATTACGTTGATCAGTATGTATCAGTTTATTTTTAAAATCTTCTGTTATATCTTGAGCACAAGTAGGACACCTGTCTTCAAATCTCTTTACCTTATCAATACTATTTTTATGTGTTTTAATTTTAGTTTTAATTTCAGTCAGTTTATGTTGACCTAATCTTCTGTACTCTTCATGCTTATCCTTATCATTTGGTACTTCACCTACATAAGAAAGAGCACTTAAATCTAATGTTTTTAATAAGTTTTTATATTCATTATTTTTATTTATTTTTGTATTGGTATCTTTAATATTTAATAATTCAACTTTAAATACTGCTAATTTATCTATATCATCCTTATTAACTTCTGGTAGTTCTTTGGTATCTATATGTATTAACTCTTTATTAATATGCTTAGTTATCCAAGCTTCAATAGTACTTAACTTACTTGATAGTATTAATACTTCATTATTAATACCACTCTCAGCTTTCTTAAATACTTCATGTATCTCTAAGTATTTATGTAGCTTAAATAAGCTAATAAGGAATTTCTTCCTATTAGTATCTGTAGCCTCTAAGAACTCTAAGTTAATTTTTGAACTTTGGTATATAAGTTGAACGAATACTTTGAAATCAATACCTAAAACCTCTTGTATTGACTTGAACGTATTGGTTGATGTATGTGATGATAAATCCTCATTTTCACGAAAAAATTGTATTTTCACGGTGCTTTTTCGAGAAATTTTCACTTTATAATCTACCTCATCCCTTGAAAAGTTTAATTCTGCTGTAAGGATAGGATTTTTTATATATCTATTAACTAAAGTTTGCTTTCTCTTACCTATATGATTTTTACCATATAATACTTCTTCTATTATTAAAGGTATAGAACTTTTACCACTACCGTTTTTACCTGATATCTGCATTAATGGAGTCTCTTCTAAATCTATATAGTTATCTTCACCATATGAGAACCAGTTACTCCATGTCAAATTCTTTAGTATAATCATTGAAAACCTTTAGTACTGATACTACTTCTTCTGCTGAAAACTTTAAAATAATTGTTAAGTATAAATCTAGCTCTTTCTCTAATGTAATATCTTTTAGATTAAGTACACTATCATTTTTCTTATTTACTATTTTTTTATCTATAAATTCAGATGTAGTATCTATATCTGATAACTCTAATAGGTTACCAGTAATTTCGTAGATAGTATGATCATATTCCGTGGGAATAACATCGTCTTTATTATCTACTGTTTTTCTTAGTAATTGTGGCAAGCCTAAAGGTATAAACTCATGTTCCATTGTTTCAGTATCAAATATAATCACTCCATTATCTATTTTATTTCTATGGAATGTAATTGATAAAGGACTACCTGGATATAGTATATTACCTTGACTGTTTTCATAAGAGTGTAGATCACCTGCAAGCACAACTTCCCAACCATCAAATTTTTCTAAATCAACTTCTTCTATAACATAGGGAGGAATATTACCTCTAACATGTGTGCATAGAATCTTATTATTGAAGTCTTTAGGATTGAAAGTTTTTAGGCATGTATAAGGAATGATATCTATATCTCCAATTTCATATATACCGTCAATAATGTGAACATTATTATTTATATCATTACTGGCTTGCTCTAGATATTTTAGGAATGTGTGGCCTTTCTTAAGTGCCTCATGATTTCCATCATATATAAATGTAGGTATATTACAACCAACTATAAATTCAAAGTACATTGATATTTCTTCAGGATTAGGTATCTTATCAAAGATATCTCCACCCATAATATGAATATCACACTCTGCCTCAAGCTCGTGTAGCTTCTTCCATAACATACTATATCTTTTCTTTTGCCACTCTTTTGGCACGTTCTTTTGACCTAATTTTATGTGATGATCCGCGGAGAAGAGTATTTTCATAAGTATTTCCAAGTTGTTTTAAATCTTTTTGTGTTTTAGTTTTCATAAGTTAAAAAATGAGAGAGGTTATTAGCCTCTCTCACTATAAATAAACGCTAGGTTTTATTAGAACGGGATGTCGTCGTCAAAAGTATCCTTTTTAGGTTTTTCGGCAGCATCAAATTCATCAATAGCTTCACTATCAGTATTTTCTTCTTGCTTATTAACCCAATTTTGTTCAATAAATGCTTTTTGTTCTTCTGCATCTGGACGGGGTATTAAATCATCAATAGATTTGATATCTTTTATAGCCTCTTTCTCATCATCAGTTAATTCACGTTTTTCAATAGAGCGTTCTTTTAATTTGTACTCTATATTAAAGATGTGAGGGCCTGTTTTCTTTTTATCTACAATAACATCCCAACCATTAATTGGGTCAGTAGGATCACCTAAATCATTTGCTAAGTCCATAATCTGGTCAAATAACTTTTTCTTTAATCCCATTAACTTTAGTTTACCGTCCTTGCTATCAATTACTTGAATAACGTAAGACCATACACATTTTTGATCTGGGTAATAATGTCTAAACCAATCCTGAGTTACATTAGTAAACCTTTCCTTATCTCTATCAAATGCTAAGCATTCAACAGGGATGTTATGATCACCCATTTTCTTCCAATAGCAATAGCGGGCAAGTAACTCACCTACCATTCTAAATTTGTTCTCACCTAATTCTAATTTAATATAATCTAAACCACTTTTCTTTGCTGCGCCATTAGAGGCATTAAAAGCCATTCCCATAGTCATCTCCTTCTTCATAAATAAAATAAATTTTCTTGTCACTTATATTTAACAATTTGTTTATTTCTAGTTTTTTAATATCGTAATTACCCGCTATCTCCCATTCGTGCAGATAGCGTTTACGACCCTTGCTATTAAATAATGAAAAGGCATCCCTCATACTAGCTAAGTCTAAGTATATAAACTGCTCTGTGAGTGTTGCCTTAGCATCATTTTTAATTAAGCTATCTATATGTAATAAATAACTTGATTTAATTTCTTTACTTCTAACTATATTTCTAGCATACTTATTTGCTTGCATGTATGAATACATTTCGCCTTTTAGTACATATATATTTTTAAAATAATCAATTACTAATTCGGGTTTACATTCTGTATACTTTTTAATTACTTCCCAATTATATCTTATCATATGTATTTAATTTTATATCCTTTCTCTGTATAATAGCTTATTCTTTGTGCTGCTTGATTTTTACCAGTCTTACCAGTTAGTATAATATCTATTATTTCAGGGTTTTTCTTCCCCTCACACGGTCTCGCTATTCTACCTATTAGCTGTTTTAGCAAGCCTCTATTGTTAAGTGGATTTGCTATTATTAAGCAACTGAGAGGTGGCATATTTACACCCTCTGCAAATATTTTAATAGAACCAAAACATATATCTTTTCCACTACCTAAGAAATCTCTGTCTTCTGTGTTTCCTATAATGCACATCGAATTATCTAGGACGTCGGCGCAAGTCTCGAGAAATTCGGTACGATCAGCTACTACTAACACTTTGTGTCCACGCTGAGCCTGAATTTGTGCTAGATTTAGTACTAGTTCTAAGTAATTTGTATTATTAACTAATTCATTCACTTTATTAGCCCAAGGGGTCATAGGTGAAGAATCAAACTTAATGCCTGACTCAACCATTATCACACTAGGTGTTAATTCATTCTCGTCTTTAGGGTTGTATTCCTTCATTCCAAAGTAATCTGCCAACATTACATGTCTGCCATCTTTGCGCCAAGGTGTCGCTGTTAGCCCTATTTTATATCGTGCATTAAACTTATCAACAATACCTTTAAAGACTTTAGCTGGTGTATGATGTACTTCATCTACTATTACAGTACCAAACTCTTTACTTATGGTGTGGCCTTTATTTCGCAATGTTTGAAATAATGCTACAACTATAGGAGAATCAATTTTAAACTTACCTACACCTACTATACCAGCTTTAATGCCTAAAGTTTTATTTATTTCATCTACCCATTGTTCTAATAGAAATTTAGTATGTACTATGATTAAAGTTTTCTGCTTTAGCTTTGTAGCAATTGAAATAGCCGTGAATGTTTTACCATAACTAGGGTTAGCAATTATCATACAATTATCATCTACTAAATCATATATCTCTTGCTGGGATTCTCTTAGTGTAAATTTAAACTCAGGAAACGTAGTTGGATTCAACGTACGTTTATCTACTACTTCGTAATCTTTAGGTATTAAGTCTAACCTACCTGAGGGTATTGTTAGTATATCTTTATTGATTCTAGTTACATCACATTCTATTTCATAGGGATTGCCCGGTTTCTTAGGTGGCAATCTATATGTTAGTTCTTCAATTAAACTATTGTGTAACTCAGGAGTCCTAGTTAAATATATTCTGTTACTTAATACTGCTTTCATACTTATATTTTCCTAATTGTATCCTTCTTCTTTACTTCACTTGTATCATAGAGAATATAATTGTTAGCTACAATTAATAAACCTACATAATTAATATTATAGGCTTCTCTACAGTGGGTTCTAATTCTAAAGTTTATACCCTTAATTAAAAGGATACACCCCTCCTCCGTGCTAACTACATCCATGACTTTGTAATACTTTAAAGGAACCATCCTTGTTTTCTTATAAGTAAATACACATCCTGTGTTGTCGATATACGTCTTGTTATTACTTTTTATGAGCTGCGTAATATTGTAGTATGCTTTGCGAGGGATGTATCGCAAACTGTTTCTAATCTGTAATCTTCGCTCGCCTAATGTGTCTCCAGTCATGTTCATATTGTCAAGTACATATGTTCCACTTTCGGTTTCTATATACTTAACATTAAATTCATCCCATATTCTCTTATAATTTGGTGTTATAACGAATATGGGAAAATTAATATCTGACCATGTCTTAGGCTGCATATTTGTAATTCTCATCAGTAAATGCGTAACTACTGCCAATCTCGATATCTAATCCTATAGGACTGTTTGGAATTGAAACTCCTCTATCCATCTGGGTAAAGTAAGCCAGTTTTTCTAAATACATATCAATATATTCATTTTTAACTTCTGCTAAGATTGAGTCATGTACTAAACCAAATATTTTCATTTGTTCAGTATATCCATTCTTTACAATCCATTCTTGCATTTCAATTCCTGCCAATAGATTAACATCACTAGATACGCTTTGTACTAAGAAGTTAATTGCACTTCTTACTTGATGTTGTGCTTCTTTTCTATTTGGTGAGAATACGTCAGATACTCTGCGTTTTCTACCGAAGGCTGAATAGATATATCCTTTATCTTTAATCCACTCTTCTTGTTCTTGTAACCAGCGCTTAAGCCTTTTAAACTTCTCTAATGCTGGCTCTCTATAATTTAGTTTGTATAGAATTTCAAACGAAACAGTTTTAGCTGCTTGTCTTAAATCTGGAAATAACTTTGCAACATCATTTGGTTTACAAGTTAACCCAAACTTCATAACTGCCATTGTTCCGTGATAATCTTGCTTATCTATAAATACTTTCTGTAAGTTTTTATCTCCAGATAATACTGCGGCAATATACATTTCCGCTGTTTTCAAATCCTGACTCACAATACTGAAACCTTCCTTAGCTTCTATACAAAGTTTAGGTGTCTTATCCTTTCTAGGTAATTGTTGAGCATTAATCTTTCCAGATGAACTTAGTCTCCCAGATGTAGTTATATGTAAGTTAAATCCTGTTCTTAGTCTACCATCCATGTCACAACCTTGTAACATCTTTTCTAGGTAGGTAGATTTAATCTTTTTAAGCTTCTTAATTTTATTAATTATATTAGCAATAGGGTGTGTAGTAGATAGTTCTTCTAACACTTCTGCATCTGTACTTGGCTGCCCTGTATCAGTCAGCTTAGTATAAGGCATATCTAATATATCAAAGAATAGTGCTCTTAAATCATGTGTACTATTAACATTAAATAATTTCTTCTTAATTTCTTCTACTTTCTTTATTTCATCATGTTCATATAATGAAGCTGTTAATACTTTTATTTCATCACTTACTCTTATAATATGAAACTCTATAAGTTCCTTATTGATAGGAATCCCAGTCTCTTCAACATCTATTAGAAACTTAGTACCCTTTACTAATAAATCATCGTATACATACTTAAGTCTAGTATTTTTAGCAATAAGTGGCATAAACTTTTGATATAGTTCAAAAGTAGCGGTTGTATCTTTAGCTGCATAAGGAAACATAATATGGAAAGGTATTAAATCATAAGTAAAGTCTGCTCTTTTAATATTATGATCTTTACAATACTGTATTTTAAATTTGTTTAACTCAGCATCATAATCACCTAAGTTAGTATACTTAATAGCTAGATGTTTTAATCCATGTGGACTATTTTCATCTAAATCAAAATGTAGAAGCATTGTATCATCCCAGTCTGGGAATACTAATCCAAAATGATATGCAAGCATCTTGATATCAAACTTAGCATTATGAAATACTATTTTAAATTTATTACATATATATTGTAGCTTTTCAACTACTTTATCCGATACAACCATACTATCTATGTATACACCTTGATTATCTCTGTGTGTCATAGATATACCTAGTACATACCCATCTCTAGGGTATAATGCTGAGGTTTCTGTATCCATTGCAATAAACTCAGGATTGTACTCAATAACTTCATCTAAGTACTTTAATATATCACTTTCAGTTTCAAGTGGTGTAACATCTACATTCTGTAGTACTAGTTCACCCTTAGTTATAGTTATAATTATATCATTAACAGACTTATCAAAGGCTGTTTTTAGTGAGGGTCGCAAAGCTACCGCTACGGGGTTCATTAAAGCTAAGAACTTATCATCTAACAAGTATCCTTGATATTCTGTGACAGAAGATATGTTACCTACAAACTTACTGGGTTCCTTTCCAATAAGTATTATATATTCATATTCTTCCTTAACTAGGTCAATATCTAAAGTAATATCTCGTTTTAGTACTTTATCCATTCTTTCATCTACTAGAGATAATCTATCAAAATCAAAAGGTAGTAATGCCTCGTAATTATAATTTGATGGGTACTTCTCTACTACTGCAATATTATTCGCCATACAATTGTACTCTTAATCCTTTAACTTCATCCAATGTAAATTCACCTGGGTCCATTCCTTCTTGTAAATCTATTGTATCTACAAAGAATTTTCTATCTTGCTGTAAAGTTTCTTTCAAACCTTCACCAGCATCTTTACCACGTTTATCACCATCATACATTATCCATATAGTCTCAATGCCTTGCAGTTTAAATACATTAAATCTACTAGCAACTAGAGCCTTCTTCTTATGCCTCTTAACAGTCCCTAAACTAATACCAAATGAAGTAACTGCATTATGCAATCCTTTATCCCATAAGTTTATCATATCAAATATACCCTCAACTAAAATAATACTATTATCTATAGGCTTAGGTATCATGGGGTGAAACTGTACTGTAGTATGTTCTGGGTAGAATTTGTACTTAGGGTCTAAATCCGAGTACATATATCTTCCTTGAAACGCTATTATATTTCCTTGAATATCCTTAATTGGAAATACTAATCTACCTTCCATACCATATAAGGATTCTGTGGTGAAAGCACCAAATAACTCATATGTACTTCCCTTAATATTCCTAAAATCTTCTTTGAAAGGTATTGCATCTAATGGCATCGGAATTGATTTTTGTGCCAGTAGATTTTGTATTTTATCCTTTACTTCAGCTACTTTAATATCAATAAACTTCTCTTTATTAATATTATAGTAATCAAATATGTCACCACCAAAACCACAACTAAAGCAGCCAAACAATCCTGAGATCTTATCAATTCTCATAGAGGGATTACTATCTTCATGTTCTGGATTTAAGCACTTAGTAACATAATCTCTTCCTTGAGATTTAAATACAATACCTTTATCTTCTAATAAAGTTCTAACGTCCATTATAATTTCTCTTTAATTAAATATACTTAACCAATCATCAACTTCTTTTTGCATTTTCTCTTCAAAAGTTTTCTTCTTAGGAGTTGCGGGTGCTGCCGGGTCATAAGCTAATATAATATTATTTTCTGCTACATATCTATTATTATATACATCAAAAGCGTAATGATTATACCAAGTAGTACCTGTAAATGTACTTGTACCCGCGCCTCCACCTACGCCTGTATAAGGTTGTGGATAATTAGTCGCTATTGCCATGACGGGCACCTGTTGGGGCAGTTATAGTCCCTTGAACACTAGTTAAGATTTTCATCATTTCAGTATACATACCTTTCATTTCACTGCCTTGTAATTCTAATTGTTTCTCACGCTTATCCCTAAACTTATCTTTAAGGCTAGCAACTTCATCATTCTTTTCTACTACAAGGTCTTGTTTCTTCTGAGCTACTTCTAGGTCATGCTTTTCCATTACAATTTTAACTTTATGTTTTATATTCTCTTCAGCTCTTTTATTTTCAGCTACTTTATCATCTACATCGTTTTGTAATTTTCTTTTTGACTTTTCTAGGTGAATTATTTTATCATCTAGATTACCTATTTCTGCTAATTTTTTATCTCGTTCTAATACTTTATCTACGTGAAGTGCTTCTACTTGACCTTCAAGATTAGTAATTCTATCTTTCATATTGCTATATTTTGTTTGTGTAATAAACATAATTTAATTTCCTTTTAAATTGGAGTATCTTCTGGTTTCTCTCCATCTGCACTTTCTAGCACTGCATCCGTTGATGACATTGCAAAACTATCCCAGTTTATTGGAGAGTTGAATTGAAATGGAGCAATATTCCTAGTTTTTGTACTTGTAAATGTTATGTAATCATCAGAGGCTTCTAAGTTTGCAGCTACGTCTGCCGCATCTAGTAATCCCTTTGCAAATCTAGCTTCACCAGATGTATCTGTTTGATACGGTGTAACCATAACAATGTTATGCTTCCTAGCTAATGATTTTAATCCTTTAGACATTGATATTTGATTTTTCCAATCAAATATGTCTGGTGTTTGTATCTGATTTACATAGTCAACTATAACAACCTTTAGCTTGTCTCCAAACTGCATTTTAAACTTAGTGATATTCAAATCAATATCAGCCATAGTTAATGATTGATTATCTACAATAATTAATTGGCTATCTGATTTCAGTCGTTTAGACTTTACTAAATCTATTTCAAATTTTTCATAGTCTCTATGTTTTATATAATCTTGTAATACTTCCTCACTGTCAACAAACATGTTGCTTCTAGTATTTGCAATCTTCATGTAATCATCTAGATTACAGCGCATATTTCTTAATTTGTTGTTATCTACATCGGATAATATAGATATAAATCTATTAAATATCTCTCTGTATCGCATTTCGATAGAGAAAAATAGTCCTACATTTCCTTGTTCATATTGGTTAACGGCAATGTTACAAGCAGCAACAGTTTTTCCAGAGCCTCTATGTCCGCCTATCATGATTAATTCAGTTAAAGATAGACCCCCTGTAATTGCATCAAAATTATTGTTTAATCCCAATGTAACTCTACTGTGAACTTCTTCATTATCTATAACGAATATATCATTCATTAAAAATATTTCTTCTGAAGTTTCTGTTTTTTGTTCAAGGTCTAATAGTATGTTAGCTAATTCTTCTTTAACTTCCACGGTATCATATGTAGGTATCTTATCTACAAAAGTAGATAATTGATTTAATGTTTCATCTTGTGTAAATTGATCTTTTAATGCTTCTGTAGCTATTAAATTATCAATATCATCTGAAACATCTAGTAATTCTAGAGCTATTATCTTTTGAATAATAGATTGTTCTCTTAGTGTTATCTTTAAGTCTGCGAAGGTAGGTAGGGTATTATTTTTATTATAATACTTATTAATAGACCTGAAAATTTCTTCATAGTCTGAATTGAAAAAGTGAATTTTAAGTTTAGGCCAAATTTCTAAAGAACTTTCAGGATTTTTTAGTACGTTATGTAATACAATTCCTGCAACATCTGACACACTGATATACCCTTTTTATATTTTTAGCTTAAAATTTAAAGTATAAAAAATACTGGGTAAATTAATACCCAGTATATATATACTCTACTTTTGTTACGTATTAGCTAGCTTTAGCTTCTGCAATCTTGTTAGCGCGTTTAGCACCATCATAGTTTTTGCATGTTAATCCACGATGAGTTAACATTGTTTTAACACCACGAGCTGTCTTTTCAATCTTTTCAGCAATTTCGTCAACTGTTAAGTCAGCAATATCACCTAAAGTATCTAAGGCATCAGCAGCTTTAGCTTTGTAATTTTTTTGTTTTGGAATTGTGATCCCTTCGTTTGTTCTACTTAAAGATAAAATCTTTCCACGAACAGAGTTAACTTCACGGTTCATTTTAGCTGCGATATCTTCAATGAACATATCACCTTTAGCTAATAAACCAAGTAATTTAGTTTCTTCTGCATCAGAGTAAGTTTTAACAACTTCAGGTTTTGGGGTAGGTTTAACATGGCCTGTTAATTCCATAGAAAGAATTTTGCCTTGTATTTGTTTAGTAGAGAAGTCTCCACCAAGAACTGCAGAAGCTACTTCTGCGTATGTATATTGACCACTATGCTTTTCTAAGAACTTAGATAACTCAGCTTCCTGCTTATCTGAATATTTTTTAGTTGCATTTTTACTTACAGAGTCAACTTCAAAACCCATTTTACGTAATTTAGATGCTACTGAACGTGTAGTAGTTTCTAATGTTTCTGCTGCATTTGCTACAACAGTTGCTGTTACTGGGCTTGTTGAACCAACAATATTTGTTAATGTTGCTTCTCTTTCTTCGTTCCACTTAGGTACGTTATTACTCATTTAAATCTCCTTTAAATTAATTTATTTAATAAATGATTCATAGTAACTACAGGTATATTTAATTTTTCTGCTTTCTTAATACTAGATGAACTACTATTTTCTACGTCGCAAATTAAATATTCAATGTTACTACTTACACTACTTACTACTTGTATTCCATAATCTTTAAGATATGTTTTTGCCTTTTCCCTAGATGTAAAATCCTTTAACTTCCCTGTTATACATACTTTTAAAGTAGCTTCAGATTGTTTAATTCCTTCCACTGTTTTTATAGGTAAGTTTTCATATTCTAACTTATTGTGCAATATCCAGTCCAATAGATTATTTGTTGCCTTTTCACCTAAACCAGCTAACTTACAGACTTCTTCATTAATATTCCATATATTATCTGTATGCTGAGCAAGTTTTTCAGATGCTGTTTTTCCCACAAGTGGGATACCAAATCCGGTGATATATTTATCTACCGTGGTATTTTTACTTTTCTCTATCTCATTGTATAACTTAATCCCTAGTTTCTCACCAAGTTCATTAGTTAACAACTCTTTAGATAAAGTATAGATTGAATTAATACTTTCTAAATTCAATTTCTCAATTGTTTTTTCACCAAGTCCTTTTATTTTCATAGCCTTGACGAAATGTATAATGCTTTTAAATACTTTTGCGTCACATAAATTATTTTGACAAAATAACTGGTCTTTAATCCTAACTAATTTAGAATTGCAAACGGGACACTGTATTGGTATTTCTATTTTCATTTTGTATATTATACTCACTTTTTAATAAAATGTCAAGTCAAATTTTTTACATGCTAACGTGTAAGTTGATTAATGTTGCAAAATTTGGTGTGGTCGGCGCGGGGTTAAAATTACTTGCTACCATGTTGTATATTATATACCCACATTCGTAAGTCTTTAGCCAACTCTTCATTTACTATTTCTATCTCTTCTGCATAGGCTAGCAAGGCTTTGCAAGATGCAGAACCATATTCGCTCTGCTTAGTTGGACTAAGCACAAAATATTTCATTTGTAAACCTTCCATTATACTCTCCCTATTACTTTAGGAATAATACCACCAGCTCTTGTAACAAGGATAGTATCTCCTATCTCTAATTCCATTTCTTCAATAAATCCCGCATTGTTCAGCGTAGCTCTACTTATATTTGCATCATCTATATTAATAGTTTCAAATATAGCTACTGGGGTTACTTTGCCGGTACGTCCAACTCCCCACTCAACCTTTAATAATGTTGTCTCTACAATAGCAACATCACTGGACTGTTTACGAGCATATGCACCTCGTGGATGCTTTGCTGTATAGCCTAATTCTTTAAATAGTTTATTATCGTTTAAACGATGAACTTCACCATCCATTCTATACTGATCTTCTATTTCATTAGAAAATACCGTAAAGAATCGCATATCTTCAACTAAATGCATGTCTTCAACATAAGTTTCACATTGATAGGGTTGTAAGCCATAAGCAATGAAGTTCAAGTGCTTAGCGCGTTCTTTAAATTCTTCCACATCTTTTAATCTAACAGAACCTGCTGCGAAGTTTCTAGCATTATCTATTTCTTTGTCACAGACTACTTCTCCAGTAATCTGCACAATACTCTTTAGTGCTATTTCAGTTTGCACTAAATGATATATATTCTGTGTGATATCTTCACCTTCGACACCGTCCCGACCCCTAGTAATTCCATTTACTAGAGTTCCATCTACATAAATCAAACTAATGGCTGCTCCGTCCAGCTTTGGCGAGCATACGGAAATTCCTTGCATTGTAGATGGTTCTGGTTCGCTATCATACACTTTTTGTAAACTATACATCTTATACAGATGTTTAGCTTTTATGTCTGGCTCCGAGCCAAAATCGTCATATCCATATTCTGCTACTAAAGTGTCAAAAGCAGCATCTGACATAAAAGGTTTACCGCTATCGTACGCGTGCCACGCTCTGTCTAGTAGTTTTTTTATTGCGTCTTCCACGATATTTGAATCCTATATTTTCCATTTGTTGAATAACCGTTAGCCTATCATCACCACGTGAAGTTCTAAGTGCAATACTTGGGGCTACTTTACAAATATGCCCGTCTGATTGTCTATCCCGTGTATATTTCTTTCTATTACGATCTAGCCTATTTAAAGCCTCAATAGCTGCTTTATCATTAGGTTGTGCCTTAATATGGCGTTTTAATGCTTTCTCTGCATTTGATTCCCACTTACCTAATTTGTACAACTTATAGTACGTTTTGTAAGCAGAACCACTTCTAAATCCTTTCTTACCTTTCATCGCGTTTATTCCCTAATAGTGAGCTTAAAGCTTTGATATTTCTAATAATATCTACTTCTAGATTTCTGAATCTATCATCTGTCCATGAGAATACCAGTATTTGGTTCTTTTTGATAGTGAACCTTCCATATTTCTTGTCCCTAATATATTTAGTAGAAAAGTCAGTTGTTGCAACGATTCCGTCTTCGTCCTTTAGAGTTAATATGCTATCGCCATTTTTTCTCATGTATGTTAATATATGGAATTTGTTCATTTTTCTTACCTATTTGTAAATTCAATATTGTGACAAATTTTGTCGTGTTTACTCTTAATTTTAGCATATACTACATCTGTAAACGTGTTTAGCTTAGAATCTGTATATGAGGGCTTAGCTTTCTGTAAAATATAGTGATATCCATGATAAATACCAAACCCTATTAAAAATACAGAAAATGCTACATATATAGCAAACCCTGCTGATAATGGCATTAGTATACTTCCAAATGCTACACCAAAAAACGATACAAAAGATATACCCGTAATCCAGTATGCTAATGCACTTACAATAGGGTCTAGTAATACTAGTGAGAATGCTGCTAGCACAATTGATAATAATAATGCTAGAATTGCTCCTGTTGTTACACCACGTATATATTTACATACATTGGTGTCTCCATTGTACATGTGCCTATCTAAAAATGTATAGAGCTGGTGATGCCATGTGTGTCTTTTTAATTTCATTTCTTTGTTTTCCTTGATTTTAATCTAGCTTCATAAATTAGTCTTTGAATTTCTTCTATAGGGAAATCCGCAATAGTTACACCTAACTCCTTTTGTACATGTCGTAAATCAGACAATTCATAATAAGGTTGTAATGCAAACTGATGGTCTTTATAAAGCCAAATACGATAAATCCCTTCTTTAATTTTTTTCATAATACTAGCAGGTTGATTATATCTAGCTGAGAATACTAAATCATCTTTAATATAATCATCCTGCATTGCTTCTAAAGGTACTTCTACCGGATGCCAATAATCAATATTAGCGTTCCTTAAAGGAATATGGTATTTAGTTAGTGTTCTCTTAATTAATGCAACACTTCTAAATATACTATCCGCAATGTCAGCAAGTGAAACCCCTTCTAAATATGAAGATATAATAAGTTTTAAATCTTCCTTCTCTAATGGTTTATTTCTGAAACGCTTTCTCAACTCGACACGCTGCTTCATTGTAGCTTTATACTCTTCAATGATTTTATTAAGCCGAGTGGTATTATAAGATATATTTAATATCTCACACGCTTCTTTTTTAGTTATGGGTTTTTCTTGATCTAGAAGAGTTATTACTCTTTCAATATTCTGTTCTGAAAGATTTTCACCTGCTTTTTTGCGGATACGAGCCATATTAAGATTCCTTAGTTGTTAAGCCCTCGAAGAGTCCTTTGAAATAAACTGCTGCTTTACCAGTAAGTTTATCAATGATGTCGTCCTCAACATCTAGACTATTGTTTGTTATAATTTCTTTTAATGCTTTAATAGCATCTGCCTTGTTTACACGAGTGCTACCTGTTTTAGATTCACTCTTGGCACCCGTTGCAGGTGTCTTTTTAATATAAACTCCAGCTCGTACTAGAACTGCGCGTACTCCATTGACTGTCATATCAATATCTTCTGCTATGTCTTTTACGATTTCCGTACTTGTATCAGGTGTTGGATTTTTGCCTTCATAATCTGTAACTACCTGTTCTTTTAACTCATCACTCCATTCTGCCATTGTAAATTTTCTCCTTTACTTCTTTAATTTTAAAAACATATTATATCAATATTAACTTATAAAGTCAACACTTATTTTTTAATTGTTAATTTTGTACTACTGCTATTACTTCACTTATGTTCATTATAATAAAATCTTCATTCTGCACTTTTATATTTGTTCCTGCGAACTTACCAAAAAGTACCATATCCCCAATATCCATACTACAATCTTTTTCATGTACACCAATTGCTAGTACTTCTCCAGTTGTTGACGTTTTTTTAGCATCTTCTGGTAATATAATTCCACCACCAGACTTTTCTTCAACTTTGGTAGCTTTAATTACTACTCTATCTCTCATCGGTCTTAAATTCATTAATCTACCTCAATGTATATATGCTCAGATATACTTTCAATCTTATCTTCTAATAACTCGAATTGAGATATTATGTCAAGCCATATAATTCTATTTGTTAGTTTATCTTCCGCAGTTATACCCTCTTTGTAATAAAATACAGCATTACATGGGGCATAATATTGTTCCTTTCTTTTTAAACAATTAATTTGGTTATATAGTGCATCAAGATTAAAATATCTTTCAGCTACAAATATCTTCTCACATAGTATTTCATATGTATATAATTTTAGTTGGTCTTCAGCTACAGTCTTATTAATTAAGGATGCAAAGGTATCTTTTACTTCTATATTTTCTACTATCTTCTTAGCTTCTAATAATGATATTTTACTCATGAAAATCCCCTAGTTGTTCTTCTGTTGCATTTTCAAGAAATATTCTACTTTGGTCACAAAGCTCTTTCAATCGCTCTGTTGTTGGTCTAAAACCTGCCTCGCAGCTTTCTTCCATATCAGAATTTTCAATCTTGCTCTTTAACCATTTGTCTGTTATTATAAGTTTCATAAAAAGAACTCCCATTCTCCAAATATAACTCTATGTTCAATATGCAAAAATATCCAAGGTATACTAAGTATAATTAATACTATCATTATATTCTCCTTTAATGTGGTGGATGGGAAGACCGTCTGTGACTTCTACTTTCTAAATGCTGATAACATCGCAAGTATCCCAGCTTACAACCCTTACTTATCAATAGTAAATTGTGCAGCACTCTCAGGATGCATGACTACATGCTCCATCCATAATTAGTGGGCTTTCTGTTTCAAGGTAGCCCAAACCCATGCTTACTCTAATCTATTTAAAGATTAGGCAGCCATTGCGAAGTCATTATCGTTTGCAATTATTTTATACCAGATTACGTCTGATAACGTATTGTCAATTAATTATCCAATTACAATCGAAGCCATGGCAGCCCCATCAAAAGTATTCTCAAATATCTTACACTATACTAGGTTATGCACTCTAGTAATGAAGTACCAACATACCGAGGTTTTCAAATCCCAATGCTTTTATAAGGTTTCAGCTTAAAGGTACTATTTATATCTGTCTAACGCAACATATTCTGAACAATATGCTACCTTGTTAGAGAATACTTGTGGTGGAGCTGGCGGGAATCGAACCCGCGTCTTATAACTCTATCATTAACATCATACAATAATACTATTGAACCTCTTCAGGCTCAATTTCTTCAATTTCAACTTCTTCTACTTCTTCTGGTTCTACTTCTTCAACTTCAATAGGATCTACTTCTTTAGTCTTTACTGGATCTGTTGGAATTGCTACCCCTCCGGATTGTACATATAAAATTGCACCCGTATTTAAACCTGCTGGTGTATATAAAGTAATAATATCACCTAGGCCATTGCCTGTGAAGTCATCAACGATATGTGCATCTATTAAATAATCCGTTGGCCATGCGTCTGCGATAGCTTGAACTTCTGGGAATTCAGGTGCTTCAACAGGTACAACTTGATTCCAAGCAGTTTGTATAAAGTCACCAGCTCCATTCCCAACAAACAATAAAGTTTCATTTGGGGAATATAGACCTGTATGAATTATAATATCAACTGCACCATCCATATTAACATCAATAATAGTTAAATTTTTAGGGCTAAAAGCCGTAGTTCTAGGTTTATAAACAAGAACTCTGTTACTAAAAGTACCATCACCATTACCAAGATAAGAATATACACCAATATCTTCGCCAAATGTAGCAACTAATAAATCTGCGTTACCGTCACTGTTTAAATCACCTGCTTCAATATCAACAACACCTGTTTCAAGATAAGTAAATCTACCATCCTGTGGTCCTACACAAGGTGCGGGAGTGAATCTAGCTTTACCATCATTTAACATTACTGCAAAATGAATTAATGAGTTTTCACAGAAAAAAGAACCTAATGCTAAATCTAAGTCACCATCATTATCAAAATCTGTGCTAGCTAGTGCATTGACAACTAAGTTATTATTTAGTATACTGGTATTTGGAATACCACGACTATCATTAAATAATCCTGATTCAAGGTCTTCGCCTAAATAAACACGTACAGAACCTGATAGGTCTGATACCATTAAATCGTTAACACCCTTACCATTAAAATCTTCTACTAAATACGTTCTGACACCTTCATCATTAAGTTCTGCCTCAACGGGAGGCTCAAAATTAGTGGCGTGAATACTAGTAGATACTAGCATAGCTAGTAATATAATTAATTTTTTCATTTATTTCTCCTTTATTCTTGAGCCTCTTCAGGTTCAATTTCTTCAATTTCTTCAATTTCAATTTCTTCTACTTCTTCAACTTCAATAGGATCTACTTCTTTAGTTTTTACTGGAGCTGGAGGTGGTGTGTTACCTGTATATTGTAAATATAGTACTGCTGTTGTATTCTTGCCAACTTCAGTAAGTAAAGTAACTACGTCAGTTAAACCATCGCCATTAAAGTCATTAACAATATGAACATCTACTGGATGCCAAGTACTCCATGTACGTACTAAAGCAGTAACGGGGTCGTTTTCAAACTCGTCTGTAAACTCAATATTACCTTCATATACTGATTCTGTGAAGTTTCCAACACCGTCGCCAATAAATAATGTATTTTCGCGTTCACCAGTTAAACTAATACCTGATAGTACAATAATATCTGGAATACCTTCTGAAGTATAATCACCAACAACCATATTTATAGGTCTGAACCCTGAAGTGCCTGCATCATATACAGTTATTCTGTCACTAAATGTTCCATCACCATTACCTAAATATAAGTATACGCCTTTCTCACCATAGTTACCAGTAACGCTGATAACTAAATCTTCATTACCATCTAGGTTCACATCACCTGTAGACATGAAGTTAATATATGTATCAATATATGTACTACCACCAGCACGTCTTAGACATGGGGCTGTAGTAAATTTACCTTTACCGTCATTTAACATAACGGGGAAGTTGTGATTATCACCATCACACATATAAGCACCTAATGCTACATCTAAATCACCATCATTATCAAAATCTGCTGATACTAGGAAATTAACTGGATTCCAGTACGCTGCAATTCCTAATGTTGGTAGTGTCTTTCCATCATTGTATAAACCTTCTTTTGGATTCTCACCAAAGTAAACAGTTACCTTACCCGAGTCTGTATCTGCTACCATTAAATCTTTAATTCCACCGTTGTTGAAATCTTCAACAAGGTATGTTCTTACACCACCAGAACTTAGTTCTACACTAACTGGTGCGTCTAATGTTACTGCGTAACTATTAAACATTGCTGTTAAGCCTAAAACATATAAGCCAATTCTTTTCATATTACTCTCCTGTGTTATATATATATTTTTTTAATTTGTGCGTTAGCGCATTTTTAATCATATTTTTTAGTGCCAGGACTCTTACCGTCCCAGATATCTACTAATGCATCTGCATTTTTAGCCATTAGTTCATTACGTATGTGGCCTGCACCTCTACCAAACTTATTCCATTCTGGTAAATACCTATCTATTTCTAGGTTATTTTTATTTGCATACCATTCACCTAATGAGTCCACACCTCGTGCTCCGCCACTAACAACAGTAGTAATTTTAAAATTTGACAACTTAATGGCTTCTTCTACTAATGCGAAGTCATTTATTTCTCTAGACCCCGCAATTATAGTTTTCATTCTTCTTCAATATTATCGTTGACGTAGTTAATAAATTCTTTGATCTCATCAATTTCATTAGTTACAACTTCAGTAACTTTATTAACAGAAATACTATCATCATTAATAGCTTCTACGTTCTTTAATTGAGCATTTAACGCATTTAACCTTTCATTTAATTCTAATACTACTTCTAAAGCGTCGTCAGAATTAATTGGATCTTTAATTGAAATTGCCTTACCATTAACTTTAATGTTTATTTTATAATTTACTTTAAATTTATTGCTCATTTCTTTTCCTTTCATAATTGGGGCTGTTGTACCTTTACAGCAGCTTTTAGTATCATTTATTGTATAATCTAGCATATCCGATGGTATATCTTCCACATCTTTTAATTGTGCACTTCTTCGTATTACACTATTCTTATTATTGTACATATCCCTTAATACTATGGAATCTGTATTCCATGTAAAAGTAAATGTTTTTACGTGTCTCCAACATTTTAATCTATGGGTTAAGCCTAAAAGTTGTTTATAGGCTTGTTTTGACATATTGGTAATTTTGAAAGTATACTTTAATTCTCTTGGCGAATTTGGTACAGTTTCAATACTTACTAAATATGGATATAAATCTTCTGTAATTACTTTCATATATGGTTTTATCATGTGTTTCTCACTTGTTAATTTATAAAGTGCCGAGGGAAGGCTTCGAACCTCCGCCACCGTAGTACTAGTACGGTACTCTAGCCTGACTGAGTTACCTCGGCTATATTTTTGTTACATTACCTGTATTGGGTATAAACTCTTTAACTTCACATCCACAAACTCTCGCCTCTTCCCATTCTGGATGACAAAGCATTTCATCCCATTCTAAACAGTAATGCCAGCCTTCTTTAATTTCTTCTTGTGTTAGTTTAGATTTAAATAGTTGTAATTCTTTGTACCTTTCTGGTGTCATATAATTTCTCGATAAAAAAAGAGTAAATATAATAATAGTGTCCCAATATACTGCATATATTTACGAAATCTATCATTTTATTTACTCTTTTAGTTGTTTGGTGGGACGCCCGAGACTTGAACTCGGAACCTGCCGGTTAAAAGCCGGATACTCTAGCCAATTGAGTTAGCGTCCCGTTGTATAATATATTCTCTTCCTAGTTTAATCCATAGTATAAGAAATAATATAGATAGTGGAATCCAAAATGGAGCAGTTAATAAATATTTCATATAGTATCTCCAATTTCTAAAACATATTATATCAAATTATAGTTGCGAAGTCAACTATTATTTTTTGAATTTATAAAATATGTGGTTGTCTATTTTCATTATATACTTTAAGTTACTAGCCCAATAAGGACTTACATAGTTAGCATGATAATGAGTGGAGTTATTAGTAAAATCTCTAATTTCTTCATTAGCCATTGTTTTAGTTATAAAAACTAATGCAATTAACTCTGCTTTATCATAGGCTCTTTTATTATACTTAGTTTTAGCCAATACTTTATCTAATGTCCACGAAAACTGTTTGTATTCCCAAACTACTTCACAAATTGTATTTGGGTAATACTGAGAGTTTACCCTATTTATAGTTACTAATGCTACAGCTACTTGACCTTTTATAGACTCATTCCTAGCCTCATGATATATATTATCAGCTAAGCACTTCAACTCCATTTCTAATGGAATTGAGATAGGCTTTGGTTTTGCTACTATAATTTTCTTTTGATTTTGTATTGGAAGCATGAAGAAACTCATACTTAAGGTTGTGATTGCAGCTATTAATGTATACCTATTAAAATATTTTAACATAAGTTACCTTTAATTTGGTGGAAGTAGTAGGAATCGAACCTACGACACACTGGGCTTCAACCAGTTGCTCTACCTACTGAGCTATACTTCCAAATTAAATGCTATTTCCATATCATCGTCTTGTAGCATTTGATTAGTTAATGAGTTTGTATGTCCATAGTACCATGCATAATATCTTTCTGAACTAACGGGGTATGTATTGAGGGAAGAACTCATATTTTGTTCTCCAATAGCATAACCTTCTTCATAAGCTACACATATATCCATAATATATTCTTGCATCTTTTCAGACATAATCTTCCTTTTATTTGGTAGCCTCGACAAGAATCGAACTTGTACTCTATCGGTTATCAGCCGATTGCTTTACCGTTAAGCTACGAGGCTATAATTTGGGGTAGCGTAGGGAATCGAACCCTTGCCTTCGAGGCCACAACTCGACGCTCTACCATTGAGCCATCGCTACATTATTTAATTGTTACTTTATCCATATAATATTCTTTATATGTTGAACAATGCTCAGGGCAAAAACCATCAAATTGTTCTCTATATACAGCTAACGTTTTTTGCACTTTTGTTTTTTCTAAACACTTCAAGTCATTTGTAGCTTTATCTACTCTAGCCATTAGTTCTGTATGCTTATCTTTAACAAATGCCATAAACGCTACATCTTCTAAGTGTTCATTAGTTTGTTTAATTTCAACTTCTATTTGTTCTAATGTTTTCATAATCCAGTCCTTTGTTTTAATACTTATAAAATTGAGCGTGTAGGTATAAAGTCGAAATTTGTTCTTTCTTTAATTTCTTCCCAGCTAATTGGTGTTAAATCAATACTATCCGCACATACATTGAAGTATCGTGGGTCGTCCCGTAATTTTACATCATCATCTGCACAATGTACATGCCCATGAATGTTTAATTTAAACCTATAAAATTGACTCTCAATAATTGGGACGTGAGTTAAGATACAACCTTTATAGTTGTTACATCCCCAAATATGGTCAAAGTAAGGTACATATTCTTTAATAGCATATACATCATGGTTTCCCATAACTAAGTGCTTTCTGCCATTCATTTGTGAAAGGTAATGTAGGTTATCTTTGCCGAAGGCAACGTCACCTAATACATATACTACATCTTTTGGTTTTACTACTTTATTCCAATTTACAATTAGTTTATCTGCCATTTCAAAATGGTCTTGGAACTGTGGTCGGCAAAAGCCGATAATGTTCTTGTGCCCAAAATGTAAATCAGCGATAAAAAATACGTTGATCATTTTACTACTTCCTTTATTTAAATAAGCTTGACATTTCCGCTCTACTTGCGTGGTGTGAGAGGCTTAATATTGGAATACCCGACAGGATTCGAACCTGCGTGTTACTGGTTTGCAATCAGCAGTCTAACCATTCGACCACGGGTACATTATACTTTTTATATGCAGCATCATAAGAAGCTTCTATACGAGATATAATATCTGTAGTATAATCTTCACATATTTTCCTTAGTGCTGCTATTTCCTGCTTAGTCATTTTATTTCTCTTTAAATTGGCGACATTGAAGGGAATCGAACCCTCATTCGGTTGATAGACAATCAACTGCATTACCAATCTGCCACAATGCCTTTAATATTTATTTCCTAAATGACTTGCTCTACCAACAATAGGTAGGCCAGACCTTGAACCTGTTATACTCTCCAGTCATTTTTTATTATAGAGAGGGAAATTTGGTACCCCATGCTGGATTTGAACCAGCGATCTCTCCGCCCCAAACGGAGTGACTTACCAAGCTAGCCTAATGAGGTATTATTCTTTTATTCTACACAATCCGTACATACCATAGCATCTTCTGACATTTCGTTCAGTTCACACCACCAGCCGCATTGTTCACATTCAAATATTTCTTCATCTAATAATTGTAATTCTACTACTGTAAAATCATCTAAATCTAAGTGATTACAAGTACCTTTTAAATCTTCAATTTTCTGACAAATAGTTGACATTTTATTACCTTAAGTTGGCACCGGTGGAGGGAATCGAACCCCCTACTAAGGTTTTGGAGACCTCTGCCAGTCCCAGCATCACCGATATTGTTTGGCTCCCCGCGAAGGACTCGAACCTTCATGTCACAGATTAACAGTCTGCTGCTTTACCTAATCAGCCACCGAGGAATTGTTTGGAAGCAAAGGCAGGATTCGAACCTGCGAACTCGCGAGAGCGTATAGGGTTATGAGCCCCATGAGATGACCTGACTTCTCGACCTTGCTATTGTTCTTTAATGACCCGATAAGGCTCTATCTTTAGCTGTCTTGCCCGGTCTCATTACTTTAGTTTTTAACTTACAGTTGGCATGAGTTCTTGGTAAGTTACCCATTGCATCTTTCTGTGCTCTGCTCATATAATCTTTTCGTTCATTTTTCATTGTTATTCCTCAGGTTGAATTGTATGTAGTGTAGCCCAATGATAATCATTAGTTCTATATTCATCTACTAAACTATAAGCTTTCTTTTCATTATAAAAGTGCCTGTCAGGTTTATTATCATAAACCTGACTTTTAGTACAAAATTTTACAATATATAATAGTTTACACATTTAATAATAACTCCTCATTAAAATCTAAGTTTAAGTAGTTTCCACCTAATGTGAAGTATCCTCTTGGATTGCAAATAACGTTTGTATCACCAATCTTATAATCAAAAGAGCTATGGGTATGACCATGAATCCAAATATTAGGCTGCGTATCCATAATATCTTCAAATAACTCTGAAGCGTATGCGCCATTTAATGAACCTCCTGATGTATCACCTTTGAACTCCTGTGCTAAAGATAAGTAACTTGGCAAATGATGACTAATAACTACTACTTTGTTTCCCACATCCTTTTGCTTTTTAATTTCTTTAAAGATATAATGCTTTGCATTAATATGGTCTTCTACCGTATTAACTGGCTTAAGATTAAACTTCCAAGGCTCAGCAGTAGGTCCGAATCGGATACTACTATAATCACTCATCATTAGTTGAGAATTATTCATACATAAGCAGTCATGATGATTCATATCTGTCCATAAGGTTGCACCTACAAAAGCTACACCATCTATAACAATAGTTTCTTTCTCAATAACGGAAACATTTACGAATTCTGCTAGAGTATCTTTAATTCTATTTTTAGACTTAGTAAAACTACCTTTGTAATGCTCATGGTTTCCCAAGATATAAATAACATCGCGAAAGCGATTAGCTTTATCTTCAAAAAACTTCAAATAAGTATGTGGCTTACTGGCTATGCCAATATCACCTGCTAGAATAAGAACTGTATCTTTATCTGTAGGTAATTCATTCAAACGCACATCACCATAGCTAAATTCTAGGTGTAGGTCTGATACTGCTCTGATAAACATTGTTCTATTCCTATAAGTTGGTACTGGGTCACGGAATCGAACCGTATACTATTAGTATGTAAAACTAACGCCTCGCCAATCGGCCTACCCAGCATTGTTAAAATTTGATATGTACTTAAAAACATTAGGGCTCTTTAGCCATGCACGAATTTTTATATTTAAATACATATCAAATTGATGGTCTGCCTCACACAGACTGTAGCGGGTTATCGTCTAGCATCTTTAATTTGGTGGAGACAGAGGGAATCGAACCCTCATTTCCGCGTTGCAAGCGCGGCGTGTTCCCGTTATCACCACGTCCCCAAATTTGGTACTCCGAGAGGGACTCGAACCCTCATACCGATTAAGGCACTAGAACCTAAACCTAGCGTGTATGCCGTTCCACCACCGGAGCATTAATTAATTTTTCTCTTTTGTTACTTAGTAACTGATCACCAAGTATACGCAGAACTCTAGAATCTATATATAGTCTATAGGCTAAGTGTGCATATCTTTGTGCATATGCTAATTGCATTTCTGTCTTACAGCTTGATATTACTTTAGGTAGTTTATCAAACATTTCTGTAATTTTTGGCTTTTCTGATTTCATAAACATATTATACTAAAATATAACCTCTATGTCAACTATTATTTTTCTTTAGCTAATCTAGCCTTAAGCATTTCCAAGTAGGCTTTTTCTTCTGGTTTCAGAACTTTACCCTCTTCAGCTAATCTGTTTTCTTTGATTGCTAACTTATAAATTTGGTCTTCCCAGTCTTGTACTTTAAAATCTTTAAAGTCTGCTGCTTGTACAAAGTTTGCTTGTAAGTATATTAGTACAGCAAAAGATGCTGTAATTAAACCCACTAAATTCATTGTTGCACCTAAGTTATCTTTTAATGTTTTAATCATAGTATTTGGTGGAAAGTGTGGGAGTCGAACCCACTCAACCATTCTCAGGTTGTATAGTTTAGCAAACTACTGCATTACCGTTCTGCCAACCTTCCAATTATCCTTCTTTTATTTCTCGCTCTAGTTCAGCGGCTTTTAATAATGTACGTCTAAGTTTCTTTTCTACTGTTCTTCTACGCTCTTCGGTCATAGGAATATCTTTAGTAATTTTAATTGTTTTAACTTCTACATTATCCATAGCTTTTTCAAAAGCTTCTGTTATTTCTTTCTTCTCTTCAAATACTTCATTACTAAGTACGTCACCATTACCATTTCTTGTTTCCATCTTTATCCCTCTTAGCTAAAAATTTAGCTTTATTATATCGTAAGTCATGTGGTGTTGCTATTTCACTACCACAAGCATCACATATATTATATCGTAAACCTTTTTCATCCGTAAAAGGCTCTAATACCCCCATGTCACATACTGGACATATCATATTGTTTCCTATATTTGGTAGTGACGAAGGGAATTGAACCCTTATTTCGTACCTTATGAAGATATTGCTTTACCTGTTAGCTACGTCACCATTATGTTTGGAAGTAGATGGAGGAGTTGAACCCCTAACCTCACGGTCACCACCAGTTTTCAAGACTGGGCGGCCTCCACTGGCCGGCATCTACCATTATTTGGAACCCCGAGTGAGAGTCGAACTCACAAATTAACTAGGTTCGTAGCCTAGATCCCTTCCGCTGGCCGGGGCATATTGTTTGGCGGCTCCGGTAGGACTCGAACCTACGAATGTCTGGATCAAAACCAGATGTGTTTGCCACTTCACCACGGAGCTAAAAAACCCCGAGTTCAATCGAGGCTGATGTACATTTCGTCAGACGGGCAAGTACGGCCTTTATGGTCATCTATTATAGTCCGGATAATGCGGATACCCCTTTCTACTCATTGGTAGGTGGGAAATACTGGTATACCCGACGGGAGTTGAACCCGCATCTGACGGTTGAAAGCCGTGTGATCTACCATTGAACTACGGGTATATTAATAAGTAAGGAGGGATAACTTAGAAAGCACTCCCTCCTTTTGTTTAGTAATTGGTTTAGTTGCTAATGCAGTATTTTGTAAGTTACCCCAGCTCTCAAAGAACTCCTCGTAAGGTTTTCCTTCATTATATAGTTGGAGGGCAACTTCTGCAAGTTCCTGTTTATTAGCTACTTGTAACACTACTAAATGTATGATATCATCTGGTCTATCAAACGTGAATGCAGACTCTATGGCCGCATGACAGGCTTGAACTAATTGGAATTCCTTTCTTAGATCGGTTCTAACAACTATATACATGTAAGGGGTCATTTTACTAACTCCTTAAATGTTTCTAAGGTTATCAGGTTATCAAATGGAAATAAGAGCTTCGCTTCCCTCTCAAACTTTATAAGCATGTTTAAGTCCGCTACCGCCTTCTCATATCCTTGTCCCAAAGGTTCAAATCCGCGTGATTGAGGAAATCCTCTTACAATGTTATACACTAAAAAGTGCAAAGCATTAAGTTTTCCCTCATATTTTGTACCATATTCGTCTTTATATGGCTTGTATTCTTCATTATTTACTGAACGTGCCCAAGCACGCTTAATTTCTTTATATTCTTTCTTTTCTTCTTCAGTTTTCATTTTAATTCTCCTTGTTTATATTGATATAATAGTTTATTATTAGCACAATATCCCAAGGTGGATCATGAGTCTATGTTCTTTTCATTTCCTATATTCTCCTTTAAAATGGTGGTTAGTCTGGGAAACGAGCCCAGCTATTCTGTTTTAGAGGCAGACGCTTCGACCATCTAAGCTTACTAACCATTGTTTGGTGATTATAACTGGAATCGAACCAGATTA